TCATTTCCTCCGACAGCAGATTTGCGACGGCAGCTACCGATGCGGTTTGGCCGGCCGTCTGCGATTGCGCTGGGAGGTCCGGGTATTCGCCAACCGGCTCATCGATTTCGTCGGGCTGCATATGCTCGGCAGCCCACACTGGATCGGGCTCGTACACGTCGCACTGCGCTTCGGCTTCGGCCAGCGTGTCGGCAGCAGCGGTCATCGCGAGGTAGCGCCGAGCCTCCTGCTCGTCGCGAGGCGCGAGCCGCTCGATCAGCCAGTTGGCCAGCGTGCCGATGCCAACGATTGCTCCGTCTACCGCTCGATCAACCTGCCTGCCGATGCTCATCGGGCCGACCTCGCTCGGGCATAGGCGAGCTCGACACTGATGTTGGCGCGTTCGATTTCTAGACGGCGCATCAGTCGCTTCAATCTGCTGACTCGCTGGCGCAACTCGTCGCGCTCGGCCACGACGGCATCGAGCATCGAGAGCGCTTCGAGGTACGAGGTCGGCCGGTCGGTCACCGGCTGCTCCGGGCGCATCACGCGGCAGCCCTCACAGCTTCGATCAACTGCTGGCCGATGAACTCCGTATAGGCAGGCGGGATCGCTTCGGCGAGCTCATGCGAGGCATGAATTGCGCTGAACCGTGCGAAGTGACCGAGCAGATAGTCGAGCGCATCGGCCTGATGAAACTCAAACGGATAGTTGGGCTGCGGCTCGATGTCGATTCCAACGATGTCGAATCCCGCACGGTAGTAACCCATCGCAGCACCGCCAGCACCGCAGAACAGATCGAGCAGCAGAGGGCGCATCACTTCACGCCACCCGTACGACGCTTGCGGGTCTTGCGTTGCCTGCGGCTGCGTAGCGGCTTCTCGATGCCGCGCCCGAAGCGGAGCGCCCTGCGCTGTTTCCGGTTCATGAAGCGGGCTCGTAGGCGGGGAGGTCGTCGGCGTAGCGATCGAGCTCGGCGGTGCGGACTTTCACCTTCCCGCCATCACGCACGGCCGCGATCTGCCCGGAGCGAATCAGCTCCCACATGCGCCTTTGTGAAGTCGAGAGATACCGGGAGGCATCGGCAACCGTCTGCAAGCGACTGCCCGACGTTGCAACTGTGACGTGCGACATGCTCGTAACTTAGCAGGGCGTGCCTAGCTTAGCTATGACCGACTATGTAACAGTTTGGTAACGCGCTGCTCGGAGCCGATCCTGAGACAGCGCCTCTAGCTGCTAAATGACATGCGTGTAATTCGGTGTTTGCACTAGTAATAATTCCGTCAGTGTTTTAGCAGGCCACCAGTGGCTACTGTTGCCGATGTGAAACAGCAAGAGACATGGGCTGAATACGTCAAGCGCGTTACGCGCTCGATGTCTCAGAACCGTGTTGCTGAACTAACGGGCATTGCCCAGACCAACGTCGGGCGCTGGCTGCGCGGTGAAGCGCCCCGGTCCGAGAGCGCAGTGCAATTCGCCCGGGCGCTCGGTGAAGACCCGCTCGAAGCGCTGGTGGCTGCGGGGCTGCTCGATACCGACGAGCTCAAGACCCTTCGGGGAGAGGTGCAAGAAGCGGTCTGGGATGTGCTTGTCAGCTGCGATCACTTCGGCCACCAGACGGCTGAGCTCGACTGGGACCCCAGCGAGGGGCCGCGCCACCAGAAGTGCAAGAAATGGCGTGGACTGGACGAGATGCTCGAAGTTGTCGCACAAGGTGATCCCGACAAGGAGAACTACTGGCGGCGCATGTACGCCGAAGACCACCCCGAACCGGCACCGTTCGTCTACTGCTACACCTGCGCGCGCATCCGGTCGATCGTTGCCTACCAGCGGATCGGCTGGCTCGAGCCGAAGCCCAAGCCGGCCAAACCGAAGCCATCTCCTCGTACGGCAATGGAGCGGAGGCTGAAGAAGCTGGAGCTGGAGGCCGCGGATCTGCGGGAGAGGCTGAGGAATCTGCCTGGCGCGGATTAGCGCTCGCGGTCAGGAGTTTCCGCCGCTGCAAACACGTGACGATGACCGCCGTTTACGGCTGGCCGCTCCTGAGCAATCTAAATGCGCGAGCTGCGTGGCAGCTTCTTGATCTCGCGGTACGCCGCCCGCAGGCGCTTGATGCACATCAAAACGACAAGCATGAGGTGAACGCCGATCGCCACCAGGACAGCTGACCAGAACCGGTTTACTTCGCCGTCGTTGCCGGCGGTGACGGCGACGCTCATACCGAGGGTCGTAGCTATCACGCCTACCAGGACGGCGTAGTTCACATTGGCGAAGACCTGGTCAATGAAACTCACCAGGGCTCCGTCGCGCGGGACGTTCGGATTGTCGAGAAGTGACATTCTCAGCTGGAAGATGTAAATCACCAGACCGAACAACAGCGCTGTGAAAATCGCCACGCCGCCGATGTAGGAGGACATATCGCGCAGTTGGGCGCGAATGCCGACGTAGCAACCGGCAATCAGTGGTAAGCCGAGAAGCGTCAGGAAATCGGGCCAGTAAGCCCGCCCGGGGACATTCCGGTCCACAAGGGTCGCGTAGTGGTCCTTGACCGTTGACCAAGGAATGAACTTCGAGTCGAACACACCCCACCAAACCATCCGTCGCCGACAAGAATTTAGGGAGCGCGCTTCTCCACAGCGTCGGCTTCCGACCACTCTATCCCCAAGTCGGCGAAGATTTCAGCGGCTTCGTCGAGGGCCTTTCCTAGTACCTGGGTACTCGTATAGGCCTGGTCACCGACCGTTGTGAGTACGAGCCGCAACGGCGGGGTCAAAACTGCGGTCACGCTGCACACTTCGCTCACCGAAGTCAGCGATTCGGATTTGGCCGGCGAGGTTCAGCGCCGCCTCGTCGGCTACAACGACGTGATCGAGGAGATGAAACGTCGCGCCGCTACCGGTGATCCACGCCGGATCGAGCCCGGATCAGCCGACGACGTTTTTCCGCCATTCGGGAATGGGCAGCATCGCAACGCGAGGTCCCACCCCCGTTAGCTTCCGCGCATGGGCCTCGGCAAGGATGACGGCCATGGCCATCGTTTCGGCCGGTGTCAGATCGGACGGCTGTAGCCGGGTTAGCAACTCGCAGACCTCCCACGACGTGTGCTCATGCAGAGCAGCACCGTCGGCCGTGAGCTCCAACGCTTGCAGTATCCGCTGTCCTAGGCCCGCTCGATCTGGCATAAGCCGCCCTCTCCCCTTGAAGTCTGCGAAGCTGCCCGGTTCCTGGCAGCATCCTATTAACCTGATGCCTCCTTACTTGGGCAGAGCCGACCATATCGACTCGGGCGCTAATTTGCCACAGTTCGGCATAAGTCCACTTTGGGCAACTAATTAACTGTGATGCAAATTAGCCATGATCTAGCGTATGTGAATGTGCCTGTGGCGCACGGTTGTTGAACATGGTAAGCGATTCGGTTAGCCCGCACCAGTATTCGCTGAGAATGTGTTCAGCAGCCGTTACGGCCGGTCATCAGGCGCAACCGGCGCATGGTCGGAAGTTGCCACGGCGGGCATGATCGCGGACAGGTTCCCCCACGCCTGCCGAGCGAGGTCGAGGTTCACCTGTTGGTAGCCGCGAGTCACCTGAATCTCGGCATGGCCGATCGTTGACATGGTGATGTGCGGATCCGTCCCGTATTCGAGCAGCAGCGTGGCCGTCGAGTAGCGGACAGAATGTTGCCTGACGTGAGACAGCCCAGATGCGGCTAGGAGAGCCTTCCATTGCTTCTGGTCCCGATCCTGTGAGAACGGTCTGCCGTCGTCGTGGTGGAACACCAGGCCGTGCGGGTTGGGCACCATCGCCCGGAGCTCATGCAGCACCGGAACAATCTCGGGGATGAGCGGGACGAGGCGCTGACCGGCCTTCGACTTCGGCCGCGTCCAGACCATCGTGCCCTCACACTCGCGCCACTCCATCCAGTCGGGGAAGTCCCAGTGCGCTCCGGGGCAGAACGACACCCGGACCTTGCCGCAGGGGTACTTGCCGAGCTCGTCAGGCTCGCCGCAGCCGTGCGCCTTCTGCTGGCGCTGAAGCTGCCACGAGATATCGATGCGCGGCCGGTCATCGAGCCACACGCGATCCCATTCGAGCCCGAGCACTTCGCTCTCCCGAGCGCCCGTCGTGAAGCCGAGCGCCCACCGAGCTCCCCACACCTTGCCCTGAGTCGCGACGGCAGTCTCGATGATGTGCATTGCCATGCGGGCGTTGAACGCCTGCCCCGGCTGCGCTCGATGCTTCGGCTTGTCCACTCGATCCATCACGCTCACGCCGAGCACACCATCGCGCACGGCTGCCTTCATCGAGAGGCTGAGAACCTGGTGCGCCTTCTGTGCTGCTCGGCTCGACACCTTCTCGGTCAGCGTGACGTACAGCGCCCGGATATCAGCAGGCGTGAGCCGATCGATCCGCTGGGCTCCGATGTACGGCTTGAGGTAGAGGCGCGTCGTGTTCTTGTAGGACGTGACGGTTCCCGGCTTCACCGATCGGTGCGGAAGTATTGAGGTCAACCAGTAGTCGAGCCACTTGCTGACCGTCATCGATGGGCCCGATACGATTTGGCCGGCCGCAGCAGCAGCCTTCAAATCGCGCAGGTCCGCCAGTAGCTTGTTGCGATCCTTGCGAACGATGCGCTTCATGCGCCGCTTGCCGTCCGGGCCGGGTGCGAGCTCGATCCCGCCGCACCAGTAGCCATCCGACTTCCGCTTGAATATCGTGCCGTCGCCAGGGCTGCGTCTTTTGCTCATGCCCGGACTATAGCGCCGACTGTACTCACTGCACTCTGGACTGCATTCATAGTGTTGCAATGCCCTGCAACGAACTGCACACTAATAACCCTGCTACACAGGGCCTTTCGCCTGGTAACCGCTGGTCAGAGCCTTGGTGCGCAGGAACTTCTAAGCCCTCGGCCGTAGGTTCGATTCCTACCGGAGGCGCTGGTCAGAGCGATTTGCCTGCCGCGACTGCACTCGCTTTGTACTCCCACCGGCATAGTCCCAGAACAGCACAACGCCCGAGCATCGTCGTGACTGCTCGGGCGCTGCTCCAGAACGGAACTCAGGGATGAATACTCACCGATCCTGATCGGGCCGAAGCCCTCATAGTCGGAGATCATCCATTCCTCGTGCTCGGCGCTCAGCGTCTCCCGGCAGTAGCGTCGGGTGCCCTCCGCGAGGATGGCTTTCACCTTTGCGTCGAGCTCATCGATGGTCATCTCGGCGTCGAGCTTGATCCACTCGCCGTGGAGGATCCCCGCGTTGTAGGCGGCGAGGTCACCGACCCAGATGGCCGGGGCTGTCGTTGTGGTGGTGCTCATTTCGCGTCCTTCCAGTTCTCAGGGGCGTTGAAATAGGGATCGGTGCAGTCATCGCGGTAGTGGTATAGCTGGCAGCCCACGCAGAACTGCGTGTCGCGGGGGTCCCAGACTTCGAGCCATCCGGGCATCACTTCACTTCCTGGATCGAGCCGGTGACAACCAGATCGGGCACCGACTCCCAGGGGATCTCAGGGAAGCGTGTGGCCTGACGAACGAACACACGGTCCTGATCGACCTCGGTTCTGCCGTGACCCCACGGCTCCGGTTCCTGGTCATACGCAGCGATGAAGGTGAATGTGCGAAAGAACCGCTCGCCCCGGTTCTTGCCGGTACGAACGGCTGTGTAGCGCTGGCCACCGATGAGTTTCATTTCCGGTCCCCTTCCTGAAGCGCCGAGATCAGCTGAGCCACGTCCTCCGGGCTCAGCTTCGCGATGGCGCGGTTGTGTCCGTCCTTGGCGATACGGACGATGGTTTCGTCGCCGTCATGCGCGATCACTAGCGTGTGCGCGTTCAGCGTCTTGAGTTCGAGCTCGATCGCCACCAGCAGTTCACGCGGCGCTCGGCTTCGGTGCGGCCTTGGGCGCGTTGACCTTCTTGGGCGACGGCACGCAGGGCCGGCGCACGCCGAGTAGCCATCGCTTGCCGCCTTTCTGCTGGTCAGCGCGGTGCAAAAGATTCTTGAAAAATGTTTGGAAAACCGCTTGACACTGTAGGTACAGATCATGTTATGCTGTAGGTACAAGCGGAGATGAGAACACAATCCCAGCCGGGAAGTACCCGGCGGGTTCCCTGAAAGGGGGTGGTCTAAATGACCACAATCGTTCCCTCCTCCGCCACCAACGCCGACGTGATCGCGTTGGCCGTCAAGTTCGTCGCAGCCCGCGTCGAACACCAGTTGGCTACGGTCCACGCAGCGGACCACGCCGCGCTGATCGCCTCAGGCATGTCCCACGGCGAGATCGTGGACAGGCTGGTGGTCCGCGCCATCAAGGCGATGACTCCCGAAGAGGTCGCCCAGGCGGCAGCCCAGGCCCTGCGATGAGCAGGGCCTTCGGGCTTTCCGCCCAGCTGCTCCCTGACGGGATCGACCCAGCGCGGGATACCTGCGCCGAGTGCGGCGACTTCATCGCATGGTGTCCAGTATGGGTGCGGAAATACCCGTACCTAGAACAATCAAGAGAGGACGTGTGATGCCACCGGGAACCACACTCCGCAACGTGCGGATCAATGAACAACTGTGGTCTGATGTCAACGACAAAGCGCAGGCCGAAAACACCAACGCATCCGAAGTCATCCGCACCTTGCTCACGGCATGGGTCGCCGGCGACATCGAAATCTCGTCGTAAACCCAAAACCCAACCACACGCCCGCGTGGGTGGTGGACGTGGAAAGTTGGACGATGTGGTGCCCGACCATACGGCGCAGCAGCACCGACCGGACGAGCGCTTTCTGCTCGTCGTGTGAGCCGTAGTTGTTCTGGCGAACGCAGCACTCGTACTCGGCGAGCAAGTCGGCATCGGTCATGTCGAGCAGGCTGTCGATGTAGCGATCGATCTTGGCGCGGTCGGTAGTGGTGTTCATCGGGCTGTCCTTTCGGTGGGTGGGCTAGCTGCGCTCGAACTGAACGACGGCGACGGGGATGCCGAGCACGGTGGCGATCTGCTCGGCCGGGTAGGCGGCGGTGAGTGTGTAGAACTCGTCGGTGTCGAGCTCGAAGCGTGCGAACGACGCGGCGAGATCGAGCAGGGCGGGGGTTGCGGTGGTTTCCATGCGGTTGAATCTACTGCCCTAAAGGGTGCCATGTCCAGCTGAATCGTCACATTTCCAGCAGTTATTTTGAACGTACTGCACCGTCTGTAAGGTTGGTTTCTAGCAACCCTTAAGGTAGGATTTCCGGCATGACTCTCCGGTTCCTGTCGCGTGCGGAAATAGCTGACTTGCTGGGCGTTAGCCTCAGTACGGTCAAGCAATACGCAGACTTCCCGCAACCCGATGTGATGGTCGGGCGCAACCAGGGGTGGGCCGAGGCAACGATCCGGGCGTGGGACGAGCAGCGCCGGAAACGCAAAAACGCCCCCCGGCAAGGGAGCGTGTAGCTCCCCGCCGAGGGGCGGTAGGTGGTCTGCGATCTGTCGTGTTCGTGTTCTGCTAGTCGTCGTCTACGGGAGTGCTGTGCCGGATATCGAGCGCGTCGTTCAGCAAGCCTCCGGTCATCCAGTCGGGCTGGCTGCGCGGAGCCCAGTACCACGGGATCGCTTCGAGCTCGCCGTCGCTGTTGACCCGTTCGAGTCCCATCGCGACGACGAACTGCGCGATGTGCCAGCCGTCGCCTAGCTCATCGAGTAGGGCCTGCACTGCCGAACGGATCCGATCTTCTGATGCGCTCATCGGAAGCCGAAGCCCTTGTGCTTGTCTTCCCATTCGCCGTAGTGGTCGGTGGGGTCCAGCGGTGTCGTGTCCCGCTCGAAGTTATGGGTAGCCCCAGCCGACAGGGCCTCGGGCTCGGCTTCGGCTTCGTCGCTCGGGCCGAGGTCGATGCACAGCACTTCGTAGCCGAAGATCGTGAGGCGCAGCCTCATCGCCCGAACGCATTCGCGAGTTGAGTCAGCGGGTCGATACGCTCAGGCCAGAGCCGAGCCAAATGGCCGGCCGTATAGACGATGGCGAGATACGTTGGGATCGGCCGTGTTCGCCGGTAGCGGTCGCACGCTTCGGACAGCAGTTCACCGTGGGGCGCGAAGGCTTCGTAGGCGACGACGGTAGCGCCGAGCGCAATCCAGGCCCAATCGCCGTGTTTCATAAGCCCTCGCCTTCATCTGCCCGAAGTGAAGCCATACGATTACCCCACCCTCGTTTCGTCACTGACGAAAGTTAGACCCCGCGCAGGATCGACATGCGCTCGGGCTCGATCGAGATACGCGAGTAGGCGCGGCACTTGACGCAGCGCCGCATCGAATAGGTGAGGATGCTGGCGACGTATCGGCGCGGGATCGGCTCGGTGTCATGCCCGCAGCGGTTGCACACGGTGAGCTTGTCCTTGCCGTCAACGAACAGCGCCGGGTGGTTCTTGATGTGCGGCCGTAGCCAGTCGTAGAGCCCCTGCGAGGCAACCACGTCGCCCGAGCAGTAAGCCAGCAGGCGCTCGCGATCGGGCACCGATCCGGCAACGGCGCGTTCCATAGCGTGCCGGTCGTAGCGGTCGGTCTTGCTGGGGATGCCCACAATATTGCAGAAGGCATCGAGCGCTTTGAACGGTGCGCCCTGCCCGAACTCCTTGCGAAGTACCTTGAGAGTGTCGACCGTCTTAAACGGCGGCAGCGTGGGCAATCCCGCTTTGATGTATAGGTCGTCTTTGAGCCACGGTATATCCGCGCCGTCGATGTAGTGACCGACGATAATATCTGCCTGCTCGATCAGCCGGTAGACGGAGCGCAGGAACTTCTTGCGCCCGCCCTTGTCCCATTCGGCCAGCTGAATCACATCGGGCTGGTCGTACCACTTGGCGCATACCACGGTCACTCTCGGGTGGCGCTTCACGGTTTCGTAGTGGATGTACCTGTTCTTGAGGTCGCCCCGGTCCCACCAGTGCTGCTCGGAGATACCGTCGATGCGTTCCACGTCGAGGACGAGGATGCGGTTCGTGACACCTTTGGCGATCGGGTTGCGGGCTACCTCGAGCTCGGTCGCGAGCGCCTTCTCCAGCGTCACCGGCTGCACACCCCGCTGGCGCGAACACTTTCGCCGTGCAGCTTGAGCGCACCGATGCCGAGCGGGTAGCCGTGTGCCTGTAGAACGTCGTGCAGTTGCTTGGTGGAGTGCTCTTCGATAAGCCAGTCCCGAACGTAGTTTTGAACGGCTTCGGTTTGGCCGGCCAGCCACGCGCAGGACTTACAGCCTTGCGGTTTCGGCTTCGGCACTAGCGCGGTGAGCGCTTCTTCGAGAGTGGACATTGGGCTGGCTGGCCCTTCCATCTGGGGTCTGTCTCATGCCCTCGCAGACCGGGGAGGGTTACGCCCGATGCAGGCGCGATCGTGGGTGTTTCAACTCCTGAACGTCGTTCTGCAGGTTGCGAATATCCTCGCCCTGCCCGGTGACGATCCGGTGCGTGTCCGACAGCAGCTCCTCCTGTCGGCGCTGCCCTTCGAGCAGCCGATCGAGGTCGGCGCGCAATGGAACTGTGTGCCCGTTGACGTGGTGGGCCAGGTCCGCAACGACCTTCTCGTTGAGCTCGGCGTGCGATCGATGCGCCTTCTTCTGACCGGCGCGGAGCGTCAACAGTGTTGATATCCAGCCACCGAACACGATGATGACGACAACGAGAACGTCTTTCCAGTCGTCCGCGTTGACGAACGGCATCTCGGTCATGGCAGCTTGATGGAATCAATGACCGCCTCTGCTAGAGGCCCGACACCCGGAACGATCGACGCGAGGTCGGCTGCCGCATTCTTGACCTTGTTCAGATCGGACACGGCGGCGTTGGCCTGAGCGACGACGACCGGAATGTTGTTGACGATCTGCTCGGCTGCCGAGCTCGGGTCGTGAGGCTTGTTGGGGGTGACGAACACTGCGCCCGCAGCGGTGGCGGCTACGCCGAGTGCAGCGAGCACCGCGCCGAGCGTGAGGTGGTTGAGGTCAACACCACTGGTGGCGAGGGAGCCCGAGCCCGCGACGACGAATGCGACGAGAGCCTTGGCGAAGGTTGCCGGGGTGTACTTCATGGTCAGACGCCTTTCGATGCGAGGTAGGACTTGAGAACATTCGGGTTGCTCGCTTCGATCTCTGCGAGCACACGCTTGGCCTGGTTCACGGCGAAGGCTGCGCGGCCGTACTTGCCGTTACCGGCTGCCGTCCGGGCGACGAGCGCCAGCGCTTCGGGGTCACCAGCCTTGGCGCGAGCCTCGGTGAACGGCTCATGCCCGCCGTGCGCGTCGATGGCTTGCAGCAGGTTCGCCAGGGGAATCTTCGGCTCACCAGCGGTGGCATAGATCGAGATGGATTCCACTTCGGTAGCCATCAGGGCCTCCCATTCGTCTTCGGGTGTGGGTGCTGTGCTCGATGCCAGAGCGAGCAGTTCGTCACCGAGCGCCAGCGCCCGGTTGTAGCGGTCGAGCCGATCGGGGTAGCCGTTCTGGCCACCGTTGATGAGTTGCGTGACACCGCGCAGGTCGCCTGCATCGGACTTCGGGTTGATATCCGGGCGAGCGACGGTCCAGTACCACGCGGGTCCGAGCCCAGCCCATTTGAGCTCGGCTAGTCTTACCGGGTAGTCCACGAAATAGGTTGGGGTGTCTACGAGTCCCTTGTCGAAGCACCATTCGGAGAACTGTGCGTAGTTCGAGGCCCAGGTGATCTGGATCCAGGTGCGTCCGATGTACGGGGCGTATCTGCCGTTCTTCTGGTATTCTTCGGTGGCGTTGAAGCCGTCCGACTCATGGCCGATCTGCGCGAGCCACATGGCGATGCGCTCAACGGTTCCGCAGTCCGAGGCGCGCAGCCCGTCGAGGACGGCGGGCAGTATTTCGGAGGCACGGTCGGTGTCGAGCCCGGTCGCCCGGGCGAGCACTGCTGCGGCATTGGCCGGCCCTGGCGCCGCCGTGCCACCGCGCCGGAACGTCGAGTACCCATCAGCCCGAATCTTGCGAGTGATGAAGTCCTGTGTGTGCGGGTTGCGATAGGTGTTGTAGCCCATCTGCCAATGCATCTCATCGACCGGGCTGTTCCAGTCCCCGCCCCAGTAAACCGTGTCCTCGTAGAAGTCGAGCAGTTCACGGATCGTCTGCTGCTGACCCGCGTCGAAGGTGCCCCGGACCTGGAATGCGTGGCCGTTCCAGTCAAGGTCACAGGCTGTCGCAGACAGATGGTTCGAGGTGGCAACGCTGTTCGTCGGAGTCCAGCACGCGGAGTCACCGTCGCGCAGCGGCTCGACGTAGGCGTTGTAGTCGGCCGCGAAGGCACGGAGAATCTGCAACGGCTGCCCGGTCTGTATCTGCAAGGACACAGGCGGGTTAGTGCCCGGTACGGTCACCCACTGGCAGGAGCCGGTGTCGACCATCGGCCACCCGTTCTCGGAGAACGAGTTACCGTAGACGATGCGCGTGCCCACTAGTGTCTCCTGTTCCAGGCATGTACGAGGTATTCGAGCATCGCGCCGAGCCCGACGAGCATGGCGGCGACTAGCGCGGCGAGAACGATCGCCTCTGCGCCGAGCTCGACGGACACCGTCATCACGCTTGCTTGAGCAGCCGAACCAGAACGGCGAGCGCTTCGTCATCGAAGCGGCCGGGGATGACATGCCCGATGCTGAGCAGAAACTCCGGGTGTTGCCGCACATACCGGACGAGGTACTTCAGCGCCCACAGCGCCAGCTTGGTCTTCATCTGCGTCTCCTTCGCGATCTGAGGTTCCAGGTACGGATTGCTAGCCACGCCAGCCGGTGACGCAGCGAGGGGTGATCACAGGCTGGCTGCTCGCACCAGAGGCAGCGCCACGTCTCAAGCGGGCGCATCACCGGCAGGCAGGGCGATCGCGAGTGACTGGCTGACCGTCATCGACCACGTTCCTGCCGCTTCGTCGGTCGTCACGTCGATTGCCACGTCGTGTCCGGTGAGCAGTGAGTCGGCCAGCGTGATGCCGACTGCCTTGATGTGGGGCTCCGGCTTGCTGCTCGGCTCCACCATCTTCTTCATGAATTCCGGTGGGCGGGCCTGCCAGTTCCCCAGGTTGTCATCCATCTCGATCTTGCCGTTGATGGTGATGCGCGCGTGGGTCATGCTTCCTCTTTCAGTTGGGCTAGTTCTGATTTGAGTGCTTCGAACTCCGAGCTCGGGACGATGACGGATTCTCCCCTGGTGTTGATGAGATGAACGATCGCTTCCCCGATCATCGTCACCGTGTTCTGAACCTGCTCGTACATTTCCTGGGGCTGGCCGGCCATCCGAAAGAGCGGCAGCCGTATCGTGATTGGTGGTTGACCGGCAGCCGAATCGCCGGGGTGTTCGAGCCCATCGGCTAGCGCCTGCGAGATGAGCTCGGCAATGGTCACGACGCGCTCCCGTCGAACGACAGGGCGCTAACCGAATACGCGCCAGCATTATTGAACGCGTTATCCCCCGACAGGACGAACTCGCCGTAGAAGGTGCCGCCGCTCGCGGTGAGGGGTAGGACTGCGCCGCCCCATTTGTAGCTGGTATCGCTGCGGGTTGCACTGAATGTGAGGTTGCCGCCGTTGCCGTAGGCATCACCAACGATCAGCGGCTCGACGTACGATCCTGCCGTGGCTAGGTAGCGCTGATTCTGATTGTAGGCAGAGAACGTGTGCGAGCCTGTCGAGCGATAGGTGAAAGCATTGCTGTAGATGATGGCTGTGGAACTGTTTGCCACCGATATGGATGGGTGAGTTGTCGGGTCACCGTTCGTCGGGATCATTGTGCCCACGCTATCGACGCTTTGGTAATACACCGCCTCGGCGTTGAACCCGGAGCCGCCGCTGGTTTTGGTAACACTCACGGTCTTCGATGCGCCGATGGGAGGGTTGGCGAGGACGAAGCATTCAAGCGTGTAGTAGTAGCCGCCGTCAGTCTGGTAGACGAACGGGCTGCCGGGGGCCTGAGTGCAGGATGAGCCACCGATGGTGACCGCAGTGCCCGGTGAGCTCGATGATGGAAAGTGTGACACCCACACAACTGCATAGGTTGTGCCAGAGGGAATGGTGTCGACCCACGATAGCGGCGTGCTCGATGCGGTACCGCCCACGCCCGAGCTCCCGGTGGTGCCACCGCGATCGGCCGACCACAACGTTATGGAGTAGACCGGCCCGCCGAGTTCGCCTCCGGTGAAGTTGAGATCGGAGGCAATGTTGAAGTCGCCGGAGCCGGTCACCGTTCCCCATGTGATCGGTTCACGCGGAGCCATCGATAGGTGTGCCTGTCCGGTTGCTCCTGCGGGACCGGTGTGTATCTGCGCGTACAGCAGTACACCTTTGAGCGCGTTGGCGGCGACGGTCATCGCCGCATCGTTTAGACCAGAACCACTGGGCATGAAGTTCCTTGTCTCCTAGACATCAGCTGCGAGCATGGTGAAATCGATGACGGTCACTTGGTATTGGCCGTCTCCGTTGAAGGTGGCATCTCCACCACTGAGGGGAATCTCGCCCATCATCGAGCCGTCAGTCTCCTGGTCCCAGAGGGTCACGGAGTATGCGGTGCCGTAGCTCGGGCCACCGGTGAATATGATCGGTGATGCCAGCCCGAATGAGCCCGAGCTCGGCACCGTCCAGTACACAGGTTGCCTTCCGGTGACGGCGATGTTCTCGGTGCCGTCGCTGGCGGAGCCGGAGTGGATTTGCGCATACACCAATCCCGTTTGTAGGGAGTTGATGGCGAATGCCAGGCCGGTCGGGTTGAGAGCCATGTTCCTAGTTCAGCCCGTAGACCTGCAGGGATTGCAACGTGATCGTGTTCGACGCCGACGACGCCGAGCAGGTTACGTTGAAGTTGACGAAGTTGGTGATCGAACAATCGAATGTGGTTGCGGTCGGCGTCGTTAACGATGCACCTGCGCCGACACCAGCGATAGTGGTGGCAAGACCGGGGCAGACGATCATGCCGGTACCACGCACGGTCGAGTTGGCCCCTGCGGCGCCCTGGCTGACGAGGAACACGTCGCCCTGCAGCTCGAACGGCTGGTTGGAGACACCCGAGCCGGTGGTCAGTGCAGCCGAGCCGAGCAGGATCGCCGCCGTGGTAGATCCTGCAGTGCCCGAGCGGATCGTGAACGTGTAGGTCGGTGTACCCGTACTGCTGAGGATGCCGCGTGCGACGATGCGGATACCCTTGCCGACCGCTGTCGGGTTGGGCAGGAAGAAGTCGGGAGGTAGGTGCGCCTGCACGCCCATGCCGGTCGTGTCGTTGATCTGAACCTCGGACGTGAACGATGCCTTGGCGGTGCCAGCGGTTGTGTTGGCGTACAGCAGTTCTGCATTCGTTCCGGTGATGAACGACATTGCTATTTCCCTTCGTCGTTAGGCTGGATTGAGAGGTAGCGCCATGCCGCCCCAGCCGTAGGTGGTTTCACTGCGGGTCGCGGTGAACGACAACGATCCCCCATTGCCGGGCGCATCACCGATGATGATCGGCTCCGTGTAGCTAGCCGCCGTGGCGACGAACCGTTGGGTCTGGTTGTACGCCGAGAACGTGTTCGATCCGGTCGCGCGGTAGGAGAACGCCTGTGTGTACAGCTTCCTGCCATCAGTGCCGGAAACGGTCAGCGACGCATTCGTAGGGGATAGACCGGATGCGGTTGTGACACTGCCATATCCGGTCACGTTGCTGTAGTACACGGCGCTGGCGCTGACGTTGCCGCCCTCTGCCGTCTTCGTCACAGCAATGGTCTTGCTCGCTCCGGTCGGCGGGTTCGCCAGGACGAAGCACTGGACGTGGTAGTAGTAGCTGCCGTCGAAGGTGAAGTAGTAAGGGCTGCCGCTCACCTGCGTGGCCGACGTGCCACCGACAGTGACAGTGACAGACGGTGATGCCAGGGTAGACATGTTCGACAACCACACCACCGCGAAGTTCGTGGCAGTGGGGATGGTGTCAACCCACGACACCGACTGCGCTCCTTTAGCACCGCCGCCGACACCTTCATACGCGGGCGGCCGGCCACCCCAGATACCGGCCACGCGCCACGCCTTCTTGGTATTGCGCAACGCCATTGGCCCGACGCGCGGGTTAGCTGGCCGCATCTTCTTGGGGTAGTACATCGGCGCGCGCACACCACTGGCCGAGCTCTGTACCGTGATCTCAGACTCGGCTGTGCCGATCCTGTTGGTGCGTTCCCACCAACCGGGCGACGGCGGGTGAACGTATCCCGGTTCGGTCACGACACCGCAGGCTTAATCACTTTGACAGCCGCGACTTGGGCCTCTGCCGTCAGTGATGCCACTGCTTCCTCAGTGGGGCCAGGATCAACCAATTTGTTCTCAGCCACAATCTGGGAAATACGGTCATCGACATACGATGCGATGGTCGCGGTCGTGTTCGCCGCAACATCAGCGGCCATTGTTGTCGCAATATCGGTGGCTGTCGTTGTCGCAATATCAGTCGCCGTCGTCGCCGCAACATCAGCGGCTGTGGCGGAAGCGACTTCTTCGGCTTTCGCCTGGGCGACTTGCTCAGTCAGTGCCACCAGTCGGTCGCGGCGCGCCGCGACTCGCTCGCCTAGTGAAACGTGTCCTTCGGGCATGTCCAACTCCTACTGATCTGTTGCCAACCACTGATCAACGTCAGGCGAACCGACCCATCCGTTGGTGAAGATGTAAACCGAACCGCCGAGATACCAGCCCGCCACCCAACCGCGGGCGACACCACCCCACCCCCACCGCCGATTCGACGCGCCAACAACACTCGTCGTGCCAGGTTCAAGGTAGTTCATCAGTGGTGTGCCGTTGATGTCTGCGGTGAACCGCCGCGACTCAGAAGTAGACCAGCTCCCCAAATAGAGACTGATCGTTGACCCCACACCCGGCAGGGTGCATGTCCCGCTGGTCATCGTCGTTTCGACACCAGCCACACAGTTATTCAACGTCCACGTGGTGTCTCCGTTAAGTGTCAGCTTCACGTAGGACAGCCAGTCCGACGATATGCGCCCGTAAATGTTGATGCTGGACTGCGCTCCTGTGATCGGATGCCGATACAGTGCGGACGCTAAAACCAGTTGCACCAGTTGGTAATCCCCGGCGCTCGTAGAGTCCGCGCCAGTCCAATAAAACTTTGATTCGTTGACACCGACAGAGGCCGAGAACGTCCACCGTGCTGCCTGTCCATCAGCCTGATAGGAGCCCAACGACGGAGCGGAGTAGGAGCCGCTCCAATAACCAGACGTGAGCAGCGCCCCGGCGTAGGTGAAGTCGTCCCCCGCAATGGAACCACCACTGCCGGCGGCTTCAAGAGAAGCGATCTTGGAGCTGACGGAGGTCACCGCAGATGACGTATTGCTGAATGCCTTCGCGGCATCGGCATGCCCGAAACCAGTACCGCTCTGCCCGTAGAGATTGTTCACCACGTTGTCGTTGATCGATCCGACACCGGGCACTGCGCTGTCGGGAATCAGATCGGTCTTACGGAACTCGGCTTCGTCCCACAGGACATAGCCCGCTGTGACGGTCGATGCGGCATGGAAGCGAAACCGAAGCTGATCGACCTTGTCGGGAACGGTGTACTCGCCGGTCAGCTTGACCCAGCCGCTCGATGAGGCGGGTGACGCGAGGCTTGTTATGTCGTCACCGCCCACGTCCATGTAGACGACACCGTTAGTGTCGGGATCGAGCCCCTGGCGGTACTTCTCGACACCGAGCCCAATCGGGTTGCTGCCGGTATAGGACAGACCCGCCCACTTGACGTACACGCTGACGGTCAGGTTCTCGCCTGCGACGACGGTGACCTCGTTCGACACCAGATCATGCTGGCTGCCATTGCAGTCCACCCGGGCGCAGCCCTTAACCAGGTGCCCGTCCTCGCCCCACCACGACCACTGCCCCACCGAAGCGACCGTGGTCGATGCTGTGAAGTTCTGTGACACCAGCAGATTGGTGTCTTTCACGGAGACCGAAGTGGCCGGCGTGACCGACATGTTGTTGGTCTTGACCGTGCCGCTGACAGCCGATCCGGCGACCGGGACCGAGCCGGAGGCAAGCTGATCCTTACCGGCGACGTTGCTGTTCCATTTCCGGAACTGATCGATCTGTGACTGCGTGGGACCGGCTGGCCCGCTCGGATAGATCGGTGAGGATCGCGCGCCGGGATAGGCGCGGATCGCCCATTCGGGCGGGTCACCACTCATGGGATCGGGCAGACTCGCACGCCGAAGTGGGTGGTGTCCGAGCTCGACGTGAAGGTGGACGTTCCGGCCTGGCGCTCTGCGCGGAAGTAGATCGTCGCCGCGTACCCGGCAGTCACCTTGTCGTAGTTAGTCGATGCACCGGCCGGTGGCCCTGACGACAGCGACACGATCTGGTTCAGCGACTCGTATCCGGTAGTGGCGCGGCCGAAACCGCGACCGACGATGTTGCCGCTCGTTTCGTCGTTCAGGCGGGCGATCAAGTCGATGCGCGCATCGTGGTTCGTCCGGGCGAGAACCGATGAACCGTAAACCTCCGGTCGCCAGTCGAAGTCCTGCGACGGGATCGACACCGAGCCGAGCGTCCAGTTCGCGTTGCCGCTCGGCGCATTCGAGAACGTGGCCGGGACGTAGCGATCACCGACGAGCTGGGTCTGCAACTCGAAGTTGTCGAGCGCAGCGTTGACCCTCGGAATCTTCTTGAAGACCGGTGTGCCGAAATCGGTTGGAGTGATAACGGTGTCTCCGGTATCACCCTGTGGTCCTTTGTGGAGTGCGAGGTTCAGTGTGTAGACACCGGGCGAGGTTTCGGTCCACGACGCCGAATCTGGTGTGGGATCGGATGCTTCGAGAACGGTGAAGTCGATCGAGTCGAGCGTGGGCACATCTCCGGTGTCGCCCTTGACGAGCGCCGGGAAGCTGCCGAGCCCTCCGGTCGGCGCCGCAACCGCAATGAACATCTGCGAGCTCGCGTCCCAGTCGAGCGGCACCCTGAATTTCGCAGTGTCGATGACCAGATACTCCACGCCATCGATCGTGGTCGTATTCCATGTGGTCGTGGGCATCGCTTCTCCTTAGCCGTTCTGCGGGGCCATCGTGACTGTGTTGATCGCTTCGAGGACGCCCGATATGAATCTCTGATGCTTGGCCAGCGGGGCCTCTTCGGCCTTGCCGTCACCGACCTGCACCATCACGTCACGCGCATCGGGCGTGAATCGGAACATCACTGCCTCGATGTAGTCGGTCAGCATTCGCTTGCGGCTGTCGTACACCAGCGAGACCAGACCGCCCTTGAAGATATCGACGCCGAGCTTGTAGACCTCGCCATCTCGGAATATGAACTGGCCGCTGACATACCCGCGTGAGTCCCAGAAAGAATTGAAGAAGGCGAACAGGGTTTCAACGTTGTACGGCGCGGATGTCGTGGGGTGCATAACTTCTATGCACGGGTGGTAGGGGCCGTTCTTGTGGCGCCGGCCAAAGTGCTCGATGAGTTGGAAGGCCAGGAACGAGTTCGCGAGGAAGCCATCGAAGAGCGACGACGGTATCCCGATGAAGCCGAACAAGATGCTGATGGCGTCGAGGATCCAGCCGAAGATGAAATTGAGAAGATCGTTGATCCACTTCGGAGAGCGCCCGCCGATGATGTGTTGCCAACCCTTTTGGGTGTGGAACGACACCTTGCAGCTAGCAACCGAACCCTTGTCGCCCGGATCGGGGGCGATGATGACGGCCCACGGCACAACGTAATTCACGCCGAGCAGGGGTGACGTGAACTTGCCCTGCATACCCGGCACGCTCTGAATGAGTGAGCCGATATCACCGAAGAAGCTGCCGATCAGGTCGACCACGGTACGCAGCACCGAGTCAAGGATCGTGCCTGTGGGGCCGACGATCTGGCTCCGGTCGGTGGCCTTCACAACATAGGTGGGTTGCGATAGCCGCATAGCCGGGAATGCTTTGGTGTAGTCGTCGGGCTGCTCGTCGCCGGGAAGCCAGAGCTCGACGGTGACGGTCACGCCGTAGGCGCGGGTAATGTCCTGGATGACCTGGCCGCAGGATTCCATACGGACGGTGCGGGCCACGATCGGTGAGGTATCGAGCAGCGGGTTGACCGGCGAGACATAGATCGGTGTCTTCAGCCGGTCGTAGAGGTAGTGATTGGACTCGATCAGGGAGCCGAACCAGGCGCGCACGTCCAGGTTCCCTGAGAACATGTTGTTGATCCACTCCCAGAGCCCGCGCTGAATGCGCAGCGCGCATTCGCCTACCATCGACGCGATGACGGTGCGTAGTCCCCATATGAAGATCGCGCGGCCGGGTATCTGAGTCTGGATGGGCAACAGCCAGTTTGGCCAAATCTGCAGGTAGTTGAGAATGTCCCAAATGCCGAGGCAGTGAACCGTTCCGACCCACTCGTTCTTGTTGAACTCCCAATCGAAGCTGTCGACGTAGAAGGCGAGCCTCATGCCGCCGGTTTCAACGGTGATACCCACCATCGTGTTCTGGCAGTTCATGAACGTCTGGACGTACTCGCTGCCGCCCTTGATTTTGATCGTGGCAGTCGGCACCGCATTACGCGGATCGGTTGCGGTCAACTCCATTACGTCGTCGCCGAGCTCGCCGATCTCGCGCCACAGGAAGTCGTAGACACGGATGATCCACGTCTTGCTGGCATACTCCCGGTACGCCGCAATCTCGTCTGATGCGATAGCGCGCGAGATGAGGTCCGACTTGGCGAGCGTGTTCTCTAGCTGGGGCAGCGAGGTATCGGGGCGCAGCCCGGGCGTCGGCACCGCAATGTAGGTGACGCCGGTAACCTCGGCAGCTTTCCACGAGTAGAAGCCCTTGGCTGTTCCGGTTGGTGTGGGCATTAGTAGGGCAGCCTGCGATACGGAGTGACGATCCCGATGATCTGAGAGTTGGCGTTACCGTTATCGATGCGGCACGCGATGTGGCTCGAATACACCGGGGCGGCAGGCGACCGGGCCGGGATCGGCACACTGAACCTGCCGTTGAGAAGCTGATACGGATTGCCCTGTGGGGGCAGGACGCCGAAGACGCTGTCATTCGGGGGCAGAGCACCCACAGAGAGGAACGAATAGTAGTCGTTGCGTGCCTGGTTCCATTGCGCCGCTGTTTGTTGCGAGAGCGGGACGGAGGATAGGTCTACCACCCCGCGCCGTCGCGGGTCGGTGCGTATCTGCATGATCTGGTTGGGCAGCAGCGGGCCGAACCGGACGAAGTCGTTCGAGCCGGGACCGTTGGCGATGTAGAAGGTGCCCGGACCTATGCAGGTGTAACGCGGCCACGCAGGCTGATCGCCAACGTTGACGAGCTCGAGGTAGCCCGACTGCGCCGTGGTCGCAGACGAGCCCACCGTCCATCGGCGCACACCCTCGGCGCGGGTCGTTGCGCCGAGCGACGCCACCCCGAAGCCAGCCCTGCGGTGGCTCGAATCAACCAGCGAGTCGGTCGTACCCTCCACCACCGTCAGAACGACAGCGCCGTTGCGCATCACCTGATAGGTGCGCGGGTCGGTTTCGGTGCCGACGATGAACGCCCACTTCTCTCCGGGCATCGGGTTGATCGGCACTGCCCAGTAGCCCCACCACCACACGTACGGCTGATACTCGCGCAGTACGGTTTCGACGCCGCCGACGAACCGGGAAATCTTGATCGTCCAGATACCGATACGGCAGCGAATGCCGTCCGTCCCAGGCGTACCGCTGTTGTTCATGCGGGCCCAGATATCGAGGTAGGTGTCCGGTGTCGGCCAGCCGTTGGCCGACGTGCCGATCTCGATACCGACCACCATGTTGTCCCGCGAGCAGACATAGCCGCTCCGCTGGGCGATGACCGAGCGCACACCCGAGAACGACGTGATGGCTTGGTCGCCATCGGTATAGAGATGGCCGGTGCCCGCGCCGCCATACTGCAGGGTCCACCCGGAGATATCGTCACCGTCTGCGGTGGAGTAATTGAACTCGTCAACGTCGCTGGTATATGCGAACTGGAATGCGTCGACGTGCGGGTAGGTCTGCCAGAAGCCGCTGTCGGCGCGCAGCTTGAGAACAAGCTTCTGACTGCGGTTCGCCACACCGGTTACCGGGCTCGACGTGTCCGGTTTCAGCCAGCGGACTTTGGCGAACCACCGTCCCATCTCGTGCGTGAACCAGGAGAGCTCGGCTTCCTCTTTCACATCGAGCGCGGCGACGAGATGGCTGACGACGCGGCGCAAGTGGGATGCGTCCCGGCCGACGCAGTTGACGGTGAGCTCGATTTCGATGGGGTCATAGAGAGCATCGACGAAGCTCGTCCCGTCCTGGGTCGCACCTTTCTGGTCGATGATCGACCAGGGGGCGACCAGCCCTTTAATGTCCACGAGCTCGACACGCTCGGGCTTGGTGCGATCGCAAATGGCTAGCGGCCCCATCAGATTGAACACGATGCTGTTGTCGTACGACCGCAGTGCCACATGCGGGACACGGTTGTTGATGAGCTCGTACGCGCCGTGCGTGGTGATCGGGCCTGCCGGGTAACGGACGCTCGGGCCGAACCTGCTCATCGACTCACGCTCGGCATCTGCGCCTGATACATGTCCTGCTGCGCCTGAGTGAGTTGCTGGACGTGATCGGAGTCGATCGGATGATTAGGCGAGTTGAGGGTGTTGTTGATAACCACCTGTGGGCCGTTCTGGTTGTTGTTCGTCACGCCCGGATCGGGAATCGGCATCGACGGGGCCGGGGCCGGGGGCGGTACGGGTGTCGGTGGCTTGCCCGCGAGGTTGGGTAGCTGCGGGGCGACACCTGCGAAGGCACCGCCGATTCGCGTGATCCAGTTATCGTTGGCGATTTCGGATCCACCAGTCGGCAGGAAGGTCTCCATCAGCCCGCCCGCTGCGATACCCGCTAGCTGACCGCCCGCCTTGATGGCGCGCTGGATTTCCTGGCCGGCAATCTGCACTGCTGCGCCCGAGCCGGGTGCGAATGCGTCCGCTGCTGCAGCGCCCGCTCCGACGAGCGAACCGAACACGCCGCCGCCGCCTCCGGTGCTCGCGCCGCTCTGCGCATCCGGTGCGGCACCACCGATTTCGGTCGGACCCTGTTGACCGATCTGGCTCGGGCCGCTACCGGCTGCCGAGCCCTGCCCGTTATTGCCAGAACCGGGACCGGGGAAGAGCTCGGACACATGCTTATCACCCACCATGCCCTGCGGGTTGACAACGGTTTCCGGCTTGCCGGTGTTGTTCACGACAACCGATGCTCCCGTGCCGATGCCGCCGCCCGTGTCGCGGTGATAGACGGGAACTCCCCATATGCTGCCGCCCGATGATGACGGTGTCGGGTTGGTGAGTCCAGGATTGGTCAGCTGTTCCGGCGTCAGTTGGTTATAGGGAGCGCCGCCCGGAGCACCGCCCGGGGATGGCGCGCCACCCGGAGTGGGGCTTCCTGCGGGGCCACCCGGAGTGGAGCGATCCCCACCAATGCCTCCAACGATGGTGACCGGCAACGGAATCGGAATCGACCCGAAGGGTGACGTTGTGGTGGGAGCACTGCCGCCAGGGGTTACCGGCCCGGAGGACGACGCGCCAACGGGTCGATACCAGTGATCGGTGAAGGACGGATCGAACGCGCCCGCGCCGCCGTCGAGGCCACCGGACTGAATTGCTTCGGTGCTGCCGAAGTTGACGTTCGTGCCATCGGGCAGTGTGGCCTGCATGTGACCGTTACCGGGACCGCCGTTGCGGTAGCCGATACGGAAGTCGCCCGGGCCACCCATGCCGCGCTGGAAGCCCATGCCGGGAAGAACGCTGGCCGCATTGCCCGTCCACAACGAACCGCCAACAGTGGACTTGCCGTCGATGATGTTGACGAGGTCTTCGACACCGCTCGCGCAGTCGACAAGGCCCTTCGACAAATCCTTGGTGACGTTGTCGTAGTGACCACTCCTGTTGACATTCGCCAACAGCGCGGCATCACCCATCCAGCCGCCCTTGCTTGAGGGTGCCGCACTACGCGGAGATGATGTTGCGGCGCCCGGTCCCGCTGTCGCTGCTGACGTGATCTTCGATGCGGGCTGACTGGCAGCGCCACCGTTGGCCATGTCGTACGCCATGGCGATCAGGCCGACGCCGGTTTTCTCGGGACCACCCATTGCTGCCGACATGGCGTTGAGCGGGCCGAGTATCGGTGCGGCAGCTAGATTTCCGAGGAAGCGAACGAGGTTGTCGGCCAGGCCGGCCAAACCCTTCGAGAGCCCGAGGTCCTTGTCGAGTCCAGCGCCGAGCGTGTCGAGCCCCTTGGTGAGGTCTTCGGCTTGCTTCCGGTAGGCGTCGTTCAGCCGCATCTCGGCTTGCTGCTGGTTCTGCTGCGCTTCGAGCAGCTTGTTCTTCTGGGCGACGATATCGTTCTGTGTTGCCACACCGGATGCTTCAAGCTGATCGAGCTGAGCCTTCTCCTCGGCTACCTTGTGCTGGCTCTCCAGCACGCTCATCCGAGCTCCGTAGATCGCGGTGGACTCCCCCGGCTGCGGACCTTGGCCGTATGCCGGGTCGTACGGGACGGCGATGCTGCTGCCCTGTGTCTTGGTCTTCTCGCTAGCGATGCGGAGCTCGTTCTGTTGCCGATCCTGCAGAGCCTTCGCGAGATCGTTCTCGGCCTTCTGGAGCTCGTCGGCGCTCGCGCCCTGCGCCTTCAGCGCGTCGATATCAGCCTGAGCCTGAGCCACCTTGTGGTCAGCCTCGATCTTCGAGATGCGGTCGCGGTATTGCTGCTCGGACTCCCCCGGTCGTGCGCCAGCGGTGTACTCAGACGGGTAGGGCACCTGCGGTCCCGGACCCTTGCCACCGCCACCGGCCCCGATGTTGTCGTCCCAGACGGGAGCCGCAGAGCCGAACGGGTTATTGGAGCTGCCGCTCCCGGCAGCACCGCGCGCCGCACCGGCAATGTTTCCGGCTGCCTTCCGGGATTGGTCGATGGCCTGCCCACGCAGGTTGGGTCCGGGCCCGGTATCGAGCGCGCTCTCATCGCCCCAGCTTCCGCCGCCGCCGCCGCCCTTGTTTCCATTTCCATCGGAGAGCCAGTTGATCAGCTTGCCGATAGGCGAGTCCCGCAGCCAGTCCGAGTTGGCGAAGTCCTGGAAGGCCGCCTTCCATTCGGCAATCTTCTGCATGATGAGAACCGTTGTGTTCATCATGCCCCGATTGACGGCGTTGAAGAACATATCCGAGGCGGGCTTAAGCTCCACTTCGAACATATGCTTCATTTTTTCCCAGCCCTGGAGCCCGTCGTCGGTGGACTCCTTGACGGCGTGCAGGTCGATAACCTGTTGCTTGAGAATGTTGTTGAGCTGATCTCCGGAGATGGCGCCCTTCTCGATGGCGGTGAGCATCGGCCCGTAGGCCTTGGTGCCGAACAGCGCGATCGCTTCTTGCTGTGCCGCAGTCTCTTTCGATACGTCGCCGGTACGGACGGCTTCGTCGTGCAGTTGCTTGATGTGAGCGATGGCCTGCGGCAGAACCGTCTTCACGTCGCCGCCCGCCTTGGCGATCGTGGCGATCGCCTTCGACAGCGAGTTGAGCGCCGCGTTCTGATCGACACCCGACTGGACGAACGTGGTCACCAGACCGGCAGCAGTAGAGAAGTCCAAGCCGATCTGCTGCATCTTCGGGCCTGCATCGAGCAGGGTTTGGATCAGGTCGTTGATCGGTATCTGCGTCGTGGTGTACGCCGTGTACAGCTTGTTGATCGTCGGTATCTGCTCGGCCGCAGACACGTTGAACATGTGGAACATCTGCGTGAGCTTTTGAATGTTCGTCTGCTGCCCGGTCGCTTCATCGAGGTCGGACACGTAGACGATCAGGTCAGCGATATCCCTCTGGCCCGCTCCGAGCGTGGCCGATAGCTGCCCGCCGATGCGCCCCAGGTTCTCCAGCGAGTTCGAGGACTTCAGCGACGCCTGCGCCACCTGATCCACAACCTTGTTGAGGTCGTCGCCCATCTTGCCCGTCTTCAGGGAGATGGAGTCGGTGATGCTGTCCCACTTCTCGCCCAGGTTGTACAGCGCCTTCATGAGCTCGGTTGCGCCGACTGCCAATGCAGCGAACCCGGCGACAGCACCGCCGATCGCCAGACCGGCGCCGCCGAACTTGCTTGTCAGGTTGCCGACGTCGGAGGCCAGCGCTCCGAAGCGTGTTCCCGACATGGCACCGGACAGCGCGGAGAAACCGTTCGACAGTGCGCTGGTCGTGTTGTTCAGCTTGTCGTAGGCCCGGATGGCGTCGTTGGTGGCGCGGGTCTCGGCGGTGCGAGCTCGGGCAAGCGCCTCGGCCTGAGCAATGACCTTCGTGTTCGATGCGCCCTTGTCGCGGAGCTCCTGTAGCTTCGCTTCTTCGACGCGCACCTTCGACATGGCGTCACCGACTTTGGAGAACGCCTTCTCCAGCTTCTCGTCGCCGATGCCTTCGGCCAGTGCGGTGCCGATCGACTTGCCGGTGGTCTTGCCCCACTGCTCGTACTCTTTGGCGACACGCTTGGCGGTGCGGTCATCCGCAGTTACAGCTACCGGAATCGAGATTGCCACCGCGAATCACCACCCTTCCTAGCTGAATCCCATATCGGAGAAGAAGTCTTCTTCGGCCGCTTCGCGCTCGGCTTCCTCTTCGGCCTTGCGCTTGTTAGCCTCGGCCTGGTCTATCGGATCAAGCCACGCGTAGTCCGAAGCGCTCCAACTCACTTCGCCCCGGCTCGACACTGCCTCGTAGGAGGATCGGAGCCGCATCGCTTCGTTGAGGCGTTCCTCTTGCACACGTGTGGCGCGGGACTGCCTGCCGCCCCGCAGCCAGGTTCTAAACGCGGACTCGTCATCGAGATGTTCGAGCAGAACCATCATGCGGCGCGACGAGAGAATTGGCCGGCCACGTTCGTCGCGGGAATCCTGATGCCAGTCCGCAATGTTGACGCCGAGCCGAAGAAGGTCCGACTCGATCTGACCGGCCGCGCCGAACCAGATGCTAACTAGTGCCGGTACTTTTGGATCCGGTCTCGCGCCACCGTTCGTATTGCGCGTCCTGCTTGGCCCACACGACGGTCAGCATGTCGGGCGGGCCACCGGCTGCCTCGAACTTGCGGTAGCGTTCCTCGCCCCACATGGCGATCAGCATCAGGGAGTTCTTGCTGTCCTTGAGCAGCTTGCCCTTGCGGCGCAACGGCATCGCGTACGACGCGCCCTGCACCTTGGTGCCGTTGGGGAGTTCGAGCTCGATGCGGTCGCAGTCCTCTAGGGACTTCTCAACCTCTTGCAGTTTGCGCTCAACCTCGACGGGGAGGAACTGCCGATAGGTGATGCGATAGGTTTCGTCGCCGACCTTGAAATCGTAGTGAGCGTTGAAACCGAAGAACTCGCTCAACTGCTCGATCGCGGCAGAGAGATCGGGAATGGTGTCGTCAGACATATTTGGGGGCTGTTTCCTTTCAGTGGGCCTGGGCTGTGTGTGCGTTGGTATCCCAGTCGCACCCCTGGGTGATTCCGCGTTCGGGATTCGGTACGCGGCAACCGATATGGAGACTCACCGAGCGGACGCCAGCCCACCCCTAGCAGACCGACTGCCGAGGAAACGCCCGCCCGGTGAGGGTCTTACACGGCGGCGATGGAGAAGTTGCCCGGGGTCGCCAGGCTTGAGCCGTCGCCGGTCAGCGCCCCGCCATGAGCGGGAACGGTGACGGTGAACGGACCACCCGAAGAGCCGGTGACGGTCCAGTCGCTGCTGGTGTACCCGTCGTCCAATGCCACCAGAGCGGACTTGACGTTGGCTGCCGAGGCGCCGTAGGCGATCGTGGCCGTGGTCAGCCCACCGAAGGTGAGCGTGAAGGTGCCGCTGGCCTGAGAGCCGAGCGTGACCGTCCACTGCGAGGTGGGCGAGTCGTAGAACGCGGTCCAGCCCGCGCCACCGACCCACGTCCACTTCAGGATCGGCCGGTAGACACCGTCGATCATGGCCGAGAAGAAGCCGTCAGGCAAAGGCTGGTAGGTGAGCTCCGCAGCCTCGCTGTCCTTCTTGTCCTTCTTGGCGTTGCCGATATCGGTCAGCTTGCTCAGCGCGTAGCCATCGACCGTGTAGATCGGCAAGCCCTGCTTCTTGAACTCCGACACCAGGAGAACCTGGCGCTCGACGTTCTCGCCTTCGAGCGGGCGACCCCACCCGGCGTTGGCGACACCGGGCAGCTCGACCAGCGGGTCACCGTTGTCGGCGTTGAGGCGCAGGTTGTTGCGCAGGCGACGGATCAGCGGCTTGCCGGTCTCGACGGCGGTGAAGCTGAAGGGCTCACCCTCTTCGGTGATATCCGAGTCGAACGGGAAGTTCGACTGGAGGATCATGAAGTCGTCGTTTTTGATGGTCGGCTTGGTGCTCGGGCCGTCCCCGTCCTTGAAGGCGCCTGCGACGTGGAAGCCTTCGTTGGTGTCGGTGTTCTCGACCCACACACCATTGACCTTCTTGAACGCCAGCAGGTCGTCGCGCCACTTGCCGTCTTGCGCGAACGGGCTCCACTTCACAGCCCCGGCCGAGTCGTGCGGCGAGATGTCGGTGGCCGATCCGCGCGCATCACGGATGAGCACCTGACGCAGCTTGCCCCGTTCGAGGAAGCGGCTGTCGAGGTCGTTGAAACCAGCACCATCCCAAGTAGTGCCGGTGGCGGGAAGCGCCATAGTTGTTGTCCTTTCGGGAAGGGGAAACCGGAAGGTGTCCGGCAGTTGAGATGGGCTGTGCTGCGGGGCGGGCCATCCCGCCGTTGCGGCCGACTAGTCGTCAGCGGCGACGAATGAGAACCCGACGCTGTATCGGGCGGTGTACCGAGCGACCGACTCGTTGACGTAATCCATCGGAGTCGGCATCTGATCGGTGGTGATGTAGTCCGGGTTGGCCCACTTGGCGTTCGAGAGCAGAACGTCGGATAGGTGTTGGGCCGCGTAGGTGATCGCGCGATGACCGCGCCGCGCCGTCAGTTTGGCGTTCGCGGTGGCTGGCCGGCCGTCGTGCTCGGTGTCGAGAAAGTCGACCTGCACCATCACGTCCGCAGTGCCGGTGTTGGGATCGTCCTTGCCGATCGGCAATTGCTGCACGATCGCGAACGGGTAGGGGTCACCGGCTGTGCGCTCGACTGCTGCCCGCATGACCGGCTGCAGGAGCGCGATGAAGAAGTCCTCGGGATCGGGCGACTCGCGGTCGTAGAGTTGGCCGCTCACTCGTCGTCCCGCTCGATTGTGATACCGCCGTCGTAACCGGTGGTGCCACCGAAGTGCTTGGCCGTTTTCTGCATCGGCGCGAGCGCCTTGGTCGGGGTGTCCTTCGGCAGCGTGACCCAGCCGTCGCGCTCGGTGTAGACGCGGCGCTTCTCGGGCCCGTCCTTGTCCCCGCCCGTGCCGTACTCGATGAAGTGCGAGTACCACGCCGTGGCGGTGACCTTGCCCTTGCCGCGCTTCGCCTTCTTGGTCACCTTGATTCCGGCCGCGTACTCGCCCGAGCGCACGTTGCCTGCTGCCGCCCGGGCGTACGGGACCACTTCGTTTTCCATGAAGTTGTTGAGTTGGTCGTTGACCTCGCGGTCGGCTTGCACGGCTCGTTCGAGCTCGGCGCGGGAGATGCCGTACTGCGCGAAGGCGTCGGATGCCATCAGCGTTGCCGCTTCGCCATGATGGTCACGTGATGCACCGTCCCGTCGAGGTTGTACTTCGGCATGACCGGGCCGGTGATCTGAAATGTCATGTCGTCGTAGGTGAGCTCACCCGTGGAAGCGGTTGCGAGAACGCCAGCTTCGGGTGGGGCGGTCAGCTTCCAGATTTCGGTGGCAACGTCGTACGCGGAGTTCTCGGCAGTCTCGGATGCGCTGACCGGCCGGAAGTGGCAGCCGAACACCGTGTTGTCCGAGCGGGACGTTGCGCCGATCCCGAGATATCCGGGCGTGTTCGAGCGGGTGACCGTGATGAACGTGACTGCCTGCCCGCCGAACGATGCGCTCATGGCGACTGGAGGATCCGATATGGCGCGAGCAGATCGGTGTTGATGTTGCTGCTCTGCAATAGCGTGACCGACCACTGATATTCGACGTCATCGACCTTGAGTCCGGTCAGCGCGGAGTCGGTGCGGGCAGCTACCGCCCGGAGGCCCGCTGCGGCTTGGGCCACAGCCACGTCGAAGTCGGCTGCCGTCGTGAAGCCGTGTGTCATGGTCACACTGATGGCTCCGGGCGCTGCGGTCCAGCTTGCTCCCGATTTCTTGTAGACCTGCCCCCGGTTGACCGACCAGCGCAGGTCGGACACGTCGAGGGTCACCCCGTCTTCGACTACTGCCGATACCGTCGTGAGTTGCAACGTCGGCAGGGACAGCACCCGCCCGCCAGGGCCATCGACGGTGATGGTCACAGTGGCGGGCGGGGTGACGATCCAGCCGCAGTAACGGCGCACGGCCGCGAGTGCTGCTGCGTCATAGTCGATGGTCATCGGTTAGGCGCGAGCCACCGGGAGGTTGCCGCCGTTGCCGAGCAGTGCGACAGCGGAGAGTGCCCCACCCGTGGTGACGGTGGTCGATGTGATGACGGCGCGCACGTAGCGCTTCGTCGGGCGCACACCGAAGGACTTCACGACGTTGTCGTCGGTGGCCGCGAACGACGGCAGGCTGCCGAGCACCCGATCGGCCGGGACGGCGGCGTAGCCCGATCCCGAAGCGTCCGACTCTTCGACGGTCACGTCGTAGGCGCCATCGGTCAGCGTGTGGGCCTGCACGACGAACGCCACATCGCGAAAGTTGTTGGAGTACAACGCGCAGTCCACGGCGGTGCCGTTGGTGGTGGTGTTCGAGGAGATGCTGGTGTACGGCAATGCCTTCACGGCCAGCGTGTTGTTGTAGACGGTGTGCGTCATTCGGGTAGCTCGCTTTCATGCTGAGGGGTGATCGGCTCGGGCTGATGCTTGCGGGGCCGGCCAACTCGCCGGGTGCGAACTTCGCCGGGGGCGGCGGTCGCCGTTTCGGTCACCGAGGCGCGGCGCTCGGCCGCGTCCTCGACGGGCTCGAACAGATGCTCGCGCCCCTTGAATCCGGGGTCGGTGTCCTCGATCGGGGTGCCGGGGACGAACACGCGGGGCACACCGTTCTCGTCAAAGGTGAATGCTTCCTTGGCTGCATAGATCGCCATCGGTTGCCTTCTTTCTAAGTCTGCTGGGCTGGAATGTGTTTGGTGTTGGCAGTGGCCGCAGTCGGGCTGGGAACTGCGGCCACTGCCTCGTCACCGAGGGGTTGTGCTTAGGTGACGTTCAGGATGCGGAATGCGCCGTCGTTCACCGAGTCGGCACCGACCCGGCTGTAGGCGTACCAGCCGCGCTGGCCGGTCGGCCGGTTGTTGCTGGTGCTGAACAGATGCGGGATGAACTCGACCGTCATGCCCACGCGATCCGCGATCACATAGTTGCTGAAGTCACCGAAGATCAGCGTGTAGTTCTCGGCGCTGCCGTCGATGACACCGTCCATGCCCTCGGCTTCGAGCGCGTCGCGCCCGAGCAGAACGGACGGACGACCGTCACCCAGCTGTGCCCACAGGCCGTTACCACCTGCGGTGTCGAACTGCCTGATCTTGTTGTAGATCAAGTTGTTCGCCAGCCAGGTGGCGTTGGCCCGGTAGCGGGCAGGCAGGGCACCCTGCAGCGCGTACACGTCCGCGAGAGCGAAGGTGTCCGTGGTCGCAGAGGCCTTGATCACCGAGGGGCTGGAGGCCACCAGGGCGGTCACGATGCCGGTCGGCTGGTTCGAGCCCGAGCCGGTGGCGAATGCCGCAGCGTCGAGTTCGTCCTTGCCGAAGGCCAGCAGCTTCGCAACCTCGGCGGTGACGTTGGCCTCGTCGGCCAGCGCCTCGATCGAGATGGGCACGAAGCCAGCAGCCTTGTAGATCGGGATGCTCGGCTGCGCGAACGTGGTCGCGTCGTCGGACACCTGCGATCCCTCAGTGTCCCAAGACCAGGACACCGAGCCCGAGCTCACGCCGTTCCAGGTGTCGCCAGTGGCGACGACGGAGCGGGCGACCTGGCGAATGTCGTTGCGCGAACCGGAAGCCGTGATGATCACGGTCGGATCGAGCTGGAACGGAACCAGGTAGCCACCGGCCGAATCGGTCAGCGACATGGCGCGGAACTGCTCAGCCTCGTTGAGCGCCCGAGTCTCGTCGGCCGTCAACTGGTGCTGCTGGTTGCGAGCCATCTTCGACCACGCGCGCAGGTACGCCGGGGACGAGGTGACCAGCGCATGGCGGGCCAGCTTGGAGTCCACGGTGTCGTAGCGCTCGATGATTTCGGTCGCAGCCTGCCGCACGTTGTCCGAAGCGCCAGAGCACTTCTCGATTGCGGACAGCGCCCGAGCGCGGAGCTCGCCAGCGACCTCACCGGACGGCCGGCCAAAGGTGCGAACCTCTGACAGGTCCCACGGATTGCGGAAGCGGCAGTCCTCGATCGAGTCCGGTTCGAGGATGGCATCGCGGTCGTAGTCCGAGCCGCGTGACCCGCCATCGATGCGCAGGTTCTTGCTCGGCTTCGAGCTCCGAACCGAAGCGAGCTCGGCAGCTACCTCGAGCCGCGAGATGTGCTGCTCCAGCTGACGGAATTCCTCGGCCAACTCATCGAACTCCGACCGGTCTTCGGCGCGGATCTCATCGAGCTCACCGATTTCCTCCATGCGGGCATGGACTTCCTCGATGCGCTTCTTGGCCTGACTGTGGGTGAGGGTGGGAGCCTTCTGCTCGTCCCTGATTTCCTCGCTCATCTGAGCGTTTCCTTTCGTTTCATCTGAATGAGTGAATCGCGCTGATTACGCAGCCGAAGCTGGAACTCGTTCATGCGCGTTGGGGACGGGCGCTCACCTACATCTGGCGTGGATCGCTGCGCGTCTTCATCGGGGGTGGTGGTGGACGACTCCGGGTGCTCGACTACCGGCTCCTGCTCGGTGTCTTGCTGCGCGTCATCGTCGCGTTCGGCCATGTCCGCGAGGAACACGGCCGTTGCGAGCAGCTTCCGCTGCTCGGGATCATGGAGCCGCCCCAGGTCAATCACCTGGGACCGCATGGACACTGACGTGTCCGCATAGGCGGGCCAAACCACGGGCCCGATTTCGGGAACCTTGAGTTCCTTGAGGGTGCGAATCGGCAGGGCTTCGTCTGGCATGTCCTCATATGCGCTCTGCCGCAGGCACTCCGCGAGAGTGGCTTCGTCACGAATTGGCCGGCCGTCTGCGGTTTCCCAACCTTCGCGCACGACCGAGAACCGGAACGACATTCCATTGATTGCGCCAGCGGCGATTGCGTCCCGCACGGGCTCCATCAGCCAGTTGTCGAACACCCGGGCCACCACGTGGGCGCCGCCCTCGGGGGCCAGTACCGGATCGACGTCTTCGGTGATCGAGCGGAGCTCGGCAATCGGCAACGAGCCGATCATCGAGTGACGGCCGTGATCGAACTGGATGATGGGCGGCGTCTCGCGGAAGCTGCGCTTCATGGCTCCGGGCGCGATACGTTCGCGGAACCGGCCCTCGTAGGAGTTGATGACCGTCGTCCGGTTGAACACCGCGCCCCAGCCGTCGAGGGTCAGCCCATCGGAGGGCTCGCTATCGGCAGCCGAGCGGCTGCGAAGCATGAACGGCGCTTCGCGCACGCCATCTTGCGGAATGCGGCTATCCGTTGGCATTCGATGAACCTCCTGTGTCTGCCGGTGATGGGCTCACACCAGGTGGGAGAAGTTGCACGCTGGTTAGCCCGCTGTGGACGAGCAGACCGAAGTCGCCCGACTCCACTGCGGCCACAACCGAATCGGGTTCGTAGCCAGCGGTAATGAGGGTGTTGATGGTTTGCGCCCGCACGTTCTGAATCGACGCAGCATCGCTTTCGTCCTCGCGGAGGAAAGGAACATTGTTGGAGTCGTACCAGAGGCGGGACGATTTCTCGGGCGGCGGCACGATGCGCTGGAACGAACCGGCAAGGTTCTGCCACAGCGGGTGCGCAGTGCCGTCAGCCAACCGGCGACGGGCCTGCCCGTAGTTTGAGTAGGTCGCAGCTTCGAGCCCTTCGGAGAGCCCGACGATGATCGGGGGCACTCCGGCCGCAGCGGCGATGCGTGTCTCGCCGCCACCGCGAATCGATTTGAAGTCAACGTCCTTGAGGTTCGAGCCGACGACGGTCACGTCTGCGCCCGGATACAGCTGCAAGGTCTTGTAGGCGTTCGCCGCTCCGGTGTGCTTTCCCTCGAACTCCTGCACCCACTTCTCGACCGCTTCCTTGGTCGCGCCCGCGACACCCGGAGCGCCGGGGAAATGCTTGATGACGAGATTCGGAGTGGCACCGTTGTCGAAGAACTTCCGCTGATGCGTCGTCATCGCCTGATCGGCCTGAATCTCCCTGAGAATCGGGGTGAGCCACGACATTCCACGGAAGGTGTACAGCGGATCCGGGATCGGCGCGAAGTGCGCCACCTCATCGGGGTGCAGGCCGACGGTTTTGCCTTGGTCGATTTGGCCGGCGCGTTCTGTATAGGCGTATCCGACCCGGCGATATCCGACGTTGCCGCGCCCATCGGCAAGACGCAGTGGCTCGACCACGATGTCAACCCAGTCCGGGCGCAGCACAACGAGCTCGGCATTCGGGCTCTGCGTGCCGAGCCGAGCCAGCGACGTGTTCTTGAGAATGTAGGCGTTGCCCGCGAGGTCGGCATCCTGGATGACCTTCGACAGCAGGTCTTGCGTAGTGCCGCCGACCCACGGCTGTTCAAGGATGCCGAGCTCGGGCGTTCCGTAAATGTCGGACGGTCTGCCGTTACGGAGCCGCTGCCACTGGAAGCGGATCGTGGAGAATAGCAGTTGCCGCACCATCATGCAGGCGAACACCACACCGTTGCTGCCGTATGCCTGCGAAGCGAGACCGACGAACGTGCTCGGAGCCATCTCGGTCATCGCGCCGCCGAGTGTGGTTTCGTATCCGCGCGGGACGAGGCCGCCCGTGCCGAGCCCGTAGGCAAGCCCGTTGAACGTGAAGCTGTTCATCAGCGCCGCATACTGATCGAGTGTCGACACGTCTCGGACACCAGCGCTGCCGCCCTTGAGGCGGGTCAGGAGATTCACGGCGAACCGTCAGTCGGGTAGAGAAGCACAGCGCCCGCGAGCACGAACACGCCAGCCGCGATCAGAGCCTGGGCGGGGCCGACCAGGATCGCCACACCTGCGACGATCGAAGCTACGCCGAGCAGAGCGGCGATGATTGCGTGTAGTGCTGTCACGTGAAGAATCCCCAGACCTCTGTCTCTCGGTTGGTATCGGTAGCCTCACCCCAGGCCGCTTGGAAACAGGCCACAAGCGGTGAGGAATCCACAGGCGAGTTCTTGCGATCGATCGCCCATGCGTCCCCGATAATCTTTGCCCTGGCTGACTCAGCCGCAGCGTCGAGCACAGGAGAGGGGCGGTGCCTCATCTTGCGCTCGGTGATCATGTCGAAGCCGTAGCCGTACGACTTCGTTAGGTCGGTGCCGCCGAGCTCGATCACCCGGACACCCGCGTCCCGCAGTGGGACGATCAGCCCGGAGGCGGGAGCGCCACGGGCCTGCACCACGACACCCTCGAACTTGTCCTTGCGCTCGGTGAACCACGGCACGATCCATTCGGTGCCGCGCTCGGCTTTCACCACTTCCCAGTGCAGCAGTTCGTCGTCGCGGCGACTCGCGATTGCGACATAGCCCTTCGTGCGGGCGAAGTTCACATCGACCGAGGCCCAGACCGGGGCGTCCTTGGCGCGGCGCGACTGCGGATCCGTCGTGACCTTCCACGCTTCGGCCGGAATGATGCCCGGTTCGAGCGCGTCGACCCACTGGCACAGGTGCTCGGTGCGCCAGCCCGGAATGTTGTCGTGCATCGACTCCAACCGGCCGCGCAGCGAGTCGAGTGTGAAGCCAGGCAGGTAGCCGAGCGCCGGATTGGCGTACGGCCAGTAGTCCTGGTCATCGTGGGGAACGTCGTCGGGCGCAGACCATTCGCCAAGGAACGTGAGCGTGTCCGCAGTTTGGCCGGCCACGATCTTCGAGATGGCTCCGTCGCGAAGTGACCGCAGCACTACCGAAGTGGCGTCACCCGCGTTCGACGCGCAGACCACCAGCGAGCGCGGCCGCGCCGTCGTTGTCGGGACGATGGCGTTCCAGGCCAGCCAGTTCTGCTGCTCGCGGAGCTCATCGAGCTCGGCCAGATCGGCCGACAGTGACCGGCCACCCTTGCGGCTCGATACCGCTGCTCGCCATTCTCGCTTCGGGCCTGACGGGTCTGCCGGGTCCGGTTTCAGCAGCAGCTTGAACTTGCCGTTGGTCTGCGAGAAGCGGTAGAACTCGCGACGCAATACCCGGTTCGACTTCACGTCGGCCACGACCTCGGACAGCGTGGTTTCTGCCATCTCAAGGTTCTGCGCCGAAATCAGGACTTGCTTGGCGCCGTCCACGTACAGCTTCCAGAGCCCGAGCCCTTTAAGCCACTGCGTCTTGCCGTTCTGACGGGCGATCAGCAGAACGATCGTCTGGAAGCGGAAACCAGTTCCCGCAACGTCTTTCTCCAGCGCGTGAATGTACAGCCACTTCTGCCACGGCAGTAGCGTCCAGCCAAGCACGTTCTCCAAGAACTCGACACACTCGAAACCCCACGACGTTTCCGGGGTCAGCACCCGGAGCTCGGGCGTGAACAGACGGGGCTCGGTGCGACCTCTAAGCGCCGGACCTGCGAGCGCGGAGCTTAGCAAGTTCGTCCGTTTCCTCGTCGTCGTCCATCGCTTCGACCGGCAGGGTCGGCGCGGGAAGCGACGTATCGGCATCGAGCCCGTACAGGCGAGCCTCGGAGCTCAGCAGGCGCTGGCAGATCAGCGCCGACTTGTGGTCGCCCTGCAGGGCGGGCCCCCAGTGCGCTTGGAACAGGCGCTCGCAGCGCTCTTGATGGATCGCGAAGGCCTCGTCGGAGAGCAGCGCTCGGCGGCGTGCCGCCTGCGCGAGCTCCCGCTTGATGATGCGGTCGACCGAAGCCGGGGAACGCAGCCCGATTACTGCGCCGATCTGCCGGTAGGTCGCACCAGCGATGAACAACTGCAATGCTTTCGCATCCCGCTCGTGGCGGTCCTCGGCCTTCATCGGGCGAGCTCGAGGTAGACGGCATCGGTGATACGCATCGGGTTGCGAATCGCCGTGTTGTTCATCTTGTGGAAGATGCGCGGTCCCCCACGGCCATTCGCCTTCTGCGTCTTGACCATAACCTTGGCCGACTCGGGAAAGATGCGCTGTAGCTGCACCGATCGCTCATGGTTGTACTTCGAGCGCATCCCCGTCTTGCTCTGCGTCTCTTTGAAGTAGCGCATCCACGGGGTGACAACGGCTGTGGCACCGTCGCTTCGCGTGCCGTACTGGAATGCGTGCGTGATGTCATCCTCGAAGGGCCCGTACCAGTGCTCGCGCCCCTCGCCAACCTGCTCGATGAACAGCGAGTACGGGAAACCCTTGCGCGCATTGCGCAGCACCTCGGTCGCAACCGCGTCGAGCTGCGCGCCGACCATGCGCCCGTTCGTGGAGAGCGTCAGCGCCCCGAGCATGTCGGCGAACAGGGCCAGCCCGCCGTGGTTGCGCACCACCCGGGCAGCCGAGCCGGGAGAGCTCGACACCCGAAGGGAGAGAATGTTGTCGTCTAGCTGCAGGACACCCCAGCAGCCCTGGCGCTCGGCTTCGAGGCACGCAGCCTCCCTGCCTGGGAACGCGCCTAGGAAGCCATCGGCCGGTGGCGGCGTAGGAAGCATCCAGTGGGCTTTGGCGTACTCGTAGGCCCACTCTCGCGTGTAGGTGCAGATGCGGTGGGCGTCGCTTTCGTAGCTCGCGGCATCGGCTTCGGAGACCACCCACACGATTTCCCCGAGGTCGAGGTCGTGCAGATCGGCAAGCAAACGGGCGGTCGGGCGCTCTTTCACCTTTGGCCGGCCACCGGAGATAACGGCGACCATCAGGCCTTTTCGCTGCTCGGGCGTTAGCAGCCAGGGCCAAATCGGCGGGCTGCCAGCAACATCCTCCACGTCACGACTTCCGCTTGTGGCGAATGTCGAGCAGCCCAGGCAATTCGGCGAAACCGGCCTCGGCGCTCAGCGCTTGTTCCTCGGACTCGAAGATCAGCGTGATGGCGAAGCCCTTGCCGGTCATGTCGGTCGCGACCTCATCAGGCACGTCGACATTCACCAGTTCATCGAACTCGGTGGTGATCGCTTCCCAATCTGCGAGCGCCAGAACATCACCGAAGTCTTCGGCCAGTTCGTCTAGCTGCTGCACCAACTCCGGGAAGTCCCACATCGTGAAGTCGTGCGTACGGTTATCGGCAATTCGGAAGGCATCGGCTTCGGCCGGTGTCAGTTGCTCCGCAACGATCACGGGAACTTCCGTAAGGCCCAGCTGCTTTGACGCAAGAAGTCGCGTGTGACCCGCGATTAGGACGTTGTTCTTGTCCACCACTAAGGGCTGCTGCCAGCCGAAACGCTGTAGAGACTTGGCAACGATGTCCACAGCGGTCGGGGGGATACGCCGGGGATTTCGCTCGGCAGGACGCACGTCAGCTATGGGCATTAGCTGCACGGACCCGAGTTTGCTAGGCCCGGCCATCAGAGGGGGAGCCTGTTCGCATATCCGCTGCGGAGGGAGAGGACCAGAGTCGGGGCCAGATGGTCAAATCCAGCGCATTCTTCGACGGCTACCCGCCCCCGGGGTCCCTTGATTGTTTGCTGGGAAGCGGGCGTGAGCAGATCGAGCCTTAGCTGATCGCCCGCTCTGCGATGCGCTTTGTTTGTATTGCACTTCCAGTGCGCTAACTGAACATTGGAATACACGTGATCTCCTCCGTGGGCTATCGGAATGATGTGATCAAGGCTCGGGCTCATCAGGTCTGGCCACTTACATGCCGGGTCTACGGCTTTGTGGCAGATACCGCACTTCCATCCATCACGCTCATAGACTTTGCGGCGATTGATTCGCTCATATCGCACGCCTGCCCTGACGGCCCGCTTGTGATGTGTATTCCGCCCGTTCTGTGCATCGGATTGTGTTTCATTTGAAGTGATGCGGCAGTTCAGGCATAGCATCGCGGGACGCGTGATTGGAGTCAGGCACCTTCGGCACTCTGCCGGTTTGCGCGTCTGTCGCGCAGTAGACGGTCGGCATTCATCCGAGCAGTAATTCGGCTTGTATCGATAGCCCCATGTCTGCGAACCGCATGTGTTGCATAAGCCCTCGCGGTAGCCCTTGTGTTCTTTGCAGAATCGCGTTGAAGGGAACTGCGTAATCACTGTCTTGGCGCACACAGCGCATGACAGTTGCATGGGTGAAGGTAGTGGCTTAGGCGGCTTGGGCACATAGACAGGCTTCGGCTTTGGTCGCGCGCGTCTGCACTCTAAGCAAGTGGATTGCCCTGCTGGCAATGATCCAGTGCCGCGCCACATCAGCTTGCCGCATTCGGCGCACGGCACGTCGGGCTTACGTGCCATGGGTTATCGGCTACCAGGCTTCGCTGGGTTCACCGAGGTCGATGGTGGGCTCATCGTCGCCTCGCCTTTCGTTGCATACCTTGTGGGACGGACGGAAGTTGGCAGGGTCGAGCAGCAGATCGGGTCGCTGGCTGACCGGCAGTGCGTGATCGAGGTTGAAGCACTCGGGGTGCTCACGCGGGAGCGTGTAATCGATGGGGTCGTTGCACAGCCAGCACCGCAGAGCCTTGCTCTGGCATTCGGCTCGGTAAGCGGTGCGGAGCTCCTTGTACCGCCTGCTCGATCGATCGGGCATCGTCATCAGCCGAAGGGCTCCGCGTGTAGTGGTCTGGTCTGCTCGGGCACATACGGCACCTGTAGTGGCTTGAGGCTGTGGCCATCACCGCAGTCGGGGCACCAGACCGGCCGTGCTCCGATCTGCACAGTGGATTGGCAGAACGTGCAGAACCACACCGTCATCGTCACGGGCTACTCCTGTAGCTGGCCGGCCATCCGTAGGCGTTGGTCGAGCAGGCGATCCGTCACCGTCGCGCCGTGCTTCGACCAGGCGCGTGTAGGCGCGGTGTATCCGCTGGTCAAGCGTTACCTTCAGCATGGATAGCCCTCACGATCGGGCCGACGAATAAGGCCACCAGTCCCGAGTGGGACGGTGGCCTCTAGGTATTCCGCGCAGCAGTCGTCAGTAGCACGGTCTGCGGCAATGGTATCTACGGATGCCCTAACACACCAAGGAGCTCGGGCGCTCGGGCGTGTCGTTTCGTCATACCGGCCTGATGCCCTCAGCCCGCACATACACGATCGAGTACAGCCCGAGCGCCGGTGTCTTGCCGCCGTAGTCGGCTACCGGATCGATGGCGATTCTGCACTCGTGAAAGCCGTTGCGGTGCGCGACATACTCGCCGCGTGATTCATGCCCGTCGAAGGTGACCAGCACATCGTCGCCTGGCTGGAAGATCATGCCGTCACCGATTCCCTTTCGCCCTTCAGCTTTCGCACATCTGCCAGACGGTAGACCGGCTCGTCGTCGTCCGAGTGCCGGGTGAACGCCAACCGGCCATCGGGCCTGCGGTATCCGGCGACCAGAATCTTGCCCTTCTTGCGCCAGTCCCGGAAGGTGCGCTCGGGCAACGGTGTTCCCATCTTGGTCATGATCAGGTGGATTTCCTGCACGGTGAAGCGCTGATGCCCGAGCGCTGTGACCTGCCGAATCATCAGCGATTCGATGTTGTGCGTGGACTTGCACTGCGGGCAGCGGACCTCGATCGCGTCACGCTTGGCGATCAGCCGGGTGGCGCAGGCCTTGCGGTCCTCGGTCGGATGCGGCGCTGGGCATGGTCCGACGAACAGCGGCGGGATCGGTGGGTTGATCACGGTCAGCACGCGCTCGATGGCGTGCTGGACTTCCGCGAAGCACATACCGGCCGATTCGTCGGCTCCGAGAGCGGTCGAGTGCTGTGCGAGCCACAGAGCGATCGAGATGGCCTCTCCGGTGCAGCCACCCGCGTGAGGTACCGTTCGTCGCTCTCCGTGGCCCTCAGACGGCAAAACGCGCCTGCCTGAGCTAGCCGTGCCTGGATAAGCCAGCCCGCGCGAGTCGCAGAGGTCTTGCGCCCACCGCACCAGCATGAGGTGAACCTGCTGCCCGAGCTCGACGGCTTTGGCGTTGATCCCGCCGAGCGCCAGGAAGCGCCGCAGCAGAGCCGAGCTCTCGGCCCGCGTCATGCGCCGGTAGGTGTCGAGCGGGGTGTCGCCATCGACCCACTCGACGCTGCGGCGCCCACGGCGCTGACCATCGTCGGACAGCTTGACCTGCCCGATCGCCGCGTCTTCGAGCCAGCGCAACAACTGCGGCAGCCCGAGCAGCATGTCGCGCAATTCGTCGATGTGCGGCTGGCACAGGAACAGCTGCGACTTGCGCCCGCAGTGCTGGCATGTGGCGCTCATGCGAAGTGCTCCCGGTAGGTGCCGCTGGTGCCGTAGGCCTCGCGGTATGCCGCGTGCGATGACGGGTAGCTGCCGTAGAAGCCTTGCAGCAGCCACCCGTCCATCGCCGTGCGCTCCGCGAGCCGTCGCATTCCGAAGTAGCACAGGAGGCCGTTGGGCTTGTTGAGCTCATCGAAGATCGCGTACCGGGTTGCATCCTCGACGGCTTCCTCGAGGGACTCCGCACCGTCGTGCCAAGTGTCGTCCGGGGCGATGATCTGCCACTTCCCGTACCGCTTCTGGACCCTCCAACGACTCATCGCGCTACCTCCGGCCAGGTGATCTTCGTGGTTGCGATTGCCTCATGCCGCTCCCGGATGGTGAACGGCAGCGGATCCCCGGCGTGGTACCCGCCGACCGTCGCGAGTCCGACCGCGTCGGCTTCGTCGTCGTTCTTGACCGGCTCCCGGTACCAGCCGCGCACGGTGTCGAGCATGTCTAGCTTCGATGCAGTTCCTCGGCCGGTGACCCAGACCTTCAGCGTCATCGGGTTCACGACGACGACGGGAACGCGCTTTTGGAGAAGCGCCGAGTAGATCCCCCACCACAGCGCCGAGCGATCGAGCGCCGAGGGCAGCATCGGCCCGTGCGCGAGCTGATCCTCGATGACCGCGAGATCGAGCGGTGGCCCGTCGAGCAGCCGCAGGATCGACTGGCACTGGCTGGTCACCCGTCGTGATCGCATCTCGTAGCTCGCGCCTGCTACGCCCGCGTGACCGACCGACGTGATTTTGGCCGGCCGTCCGTCTTGCAGGATCGCCACGCCCGCCCGGACCAGTGACAGGTCGAGCCCCGCGACCCTCATGACTTCGGCTCCCAGCCAAGCGCTTCGCGTATCTGTGCCATGCCGCGCTTAGCCGCTGCGCCGTAGTCGATGTGATCGCAGCGATACATGCCACGCTTGCCGTTGTCGTCGCAGTGTTCGCAGTGGGCGATCGCCCATGCATCGACCTGCGCTAGGTGGTCATCGTCAACCGGCGCGTACTCGGGATCGTCACGCATGTTCTGCCTCCTGCTCGGGCTCGGGTGAGTGATCACATTTGATGACTCGATTCGGGCCGATCTCGATGACGTTGGTGCCCTCGCATCGCTTGCAGTTCGCCCGGAGCCTTCGTCTCGCTTCGAGCTCGTCTGCCTTACGCCGGTCCTGCTCGGCTTCGTATGCCTCGCGAGCCGTGCCGCAGGCGCGGCAAGCTAATTCGGTTCCTCCGGGATGCTTTGGGCAGTAGGGGCTCGGAGCCAGGGCGCTCTCCAAGTGCCTTACCTCACTTAAGTAACCACCCTTGTAGCTGTAGTCCGTAGCTGTAGCTGTAGTAGGCGGGGGGTTAGGCGGGGGGTTAGACGGGGGGTTAGCCCAACCCCCGTCGTAACCCTTAGCGGGGGGGTTAGACGGGGGGTTAGCGCTGGGGTTAACCGAGGGGTTAGACGCGGGGTTAATTCCCCCGTTTGGACCCGGATCGAAGGGCACTAGCAAACTCGGATCAATGGCCTTCTGCGCCAGCATCTTCTGCACGGCGGGCCGATCCCAGGAGCCTAGCTTCGGCTCGGACTCGCGTAGCTTCCTGACCTCATGAACGATCACACCGCGCAGAGTCTTCGATGCGAGCTCGGCCCGAGCGTTGGCCATCGTGACCGCCATGTTGGGGATGCGCCAGAGCCCGTCATGCTTGATCCAGGACCGCAGTAGGCACTCAGATGTGTCGGTGTCGATGATGAGGAACAGCCGCTCGGATAACACTGCGGCAGCGCTCTCGATGCGCGGCACCGACCAGTCGCCCGCACGCTGCGCCAGCTTCGCCGGATTCCAGTCGTGTGCCCCGCAGTATGACCGACCGGCGCTAGTCCAAAGTGTCCAGTAGAGTGCCTGCGAATCGACGGGGAGCTCGCAGAATTCGTCGTCGCCCCAGATATCAATGTTGACGCGGGTGTGATCGCGTGCCACTTCAGATTTCCCCTCTACTCATACGGTCGATGTAGTCCAGATGGCACTCGGCGCACCTTGGCCGGCCAGGTGAGTGCGGCTCGGTCAGGCAGGAAATGCACCGCCCTGCGCGGTACGCCGAGTTCTGCTCCGGGCTCGACGGCTTACCCACGACTCGGGCTCCCGTCGCCCTGGTGTGGCCCACAGCGTGTGCAATACAGCGCGAGGAAGTTGGCTGCGATCGGTCGACCGCAGCGGTCGCACCAGAGCTCGAACCGGGCGCTCACCGCTTCTGCGCCTTCGCCCACTGGCGCAGAATCTTCGCGATCTGCCCCTGCACCTTCGGCGGCAGGCCCGGAGCGTTAGTCGTGTGGGGCTTCACTGCTCGGCACCGTGCGAGAAGTCGGGATGAAACTCTCCGAGCCCGTCGTCCTCCGCGAACAGCGGCGGCTGCTCGGCATCGGTGTCTGGCGGTGCCTCAGCGCCCTCGGGAACGACGTAGACGATCCGCAGTTTGCGCCCGTACCGGACCTCGCCGTCGGCCTTCACGGACGTGCTCTCGCCTGTGCACTCGACACGCACGGTGTAGACCGCCGACTCCCCCACTGCTGGCGGGTCATCGATCGCGAAGCGCGTCGTGCCGAAGCTGAGATGTGCCGCTGGCACCGACAGCAGATCGATCGGCATCTCGGTCATATCCTGATTCCCTTCAACTGGTGATAGCGCTCGATATCGCGCAGTGCTCGGCCGAATGGCCGATCGTCGGTGGTGATGCGGAGCTCGACTTCATGGCCGGTCTGTCGCCTGTGCTGCGCGGCGCATTCCTCGGCACACGCGTCACAGAGCCATTCCCAGCGCTTCGGGTTGCGCCCGTTAGCGGTGCGGCAGGTGCGGCAGATCACGACGCACTCAGCCATAGGACTGCTCGATCGCGTCAGCTATCTCGCGGAGCCGAGCCACAACCTCGGGCCGATCGATCAGCCGGTTGGCGCTACTGCGATACAGCTGAACACCAACCGGCTTCACGATGAGCGCGAAGTCGTACTCGTTGGAAGCGATCACGACGGGCGGGTCGTCGTCCATCGATCCGGGCATTAGGCAGGCCCGCCCGTTACCTCGTGCCGCATCTCCTCGATGGCTTCACCGATGATGACCGCATCGGCGTAGTCGAAGAACACGGCATTGCCGTCCTTCATGAACACCTGTAGCTGCGGCCCGGACTCGGGGTATGCGACCTTCGTCTTGGTCACACTGGTCGAAACGATGGTGCTGACGAATGTGCTCACTGAAATCCCCTTCTGACTCTTTGCCTTTCGGCGCAACATTGCTTACAGCGCCGCTTACCTGTCTTCTGGTCAAATCCGGTGTTCGCTTCGTCTAGGAGGTGGCCGCGTCGGCGGCAGTGGGTTTCAACCGATCTCTTCCCTGGTGCGAGATTGATGTCGCCACCGTTGCGGAGCCAGCTTCGCTGAGCGGATACCGTTGCGGGCGTTCGCTGAAGCATGTAGGCAATCTCCAGAATCGTCAGATCGTCCCGCAGTACTAGCGCCCGCTCATGCGGTGACCAAGCGCCCTTGCGAGTGACGGGAACGCTGGCCTCGATCCGCTTTTGCCGAGCACTCATGTAGCGCGACCTGCGCCGTTCAGGATCGGCATCGCGTCTTCTACGCTCCGGCCGAAGCCGTTCGTCACTTCGGCGCTTTTGCTCCAGACTCCTATCGTGATCGCGCCAGTAATACTCAGTGCTCCAGTCGCGTTCTTTTTGGCAGCACTCAGCGCACCTGCATTTGTGGTAGTTATATCCAGTCCACGTGCCGTGCGAGAACGTATGCGAGATGCCCGCCTCACAACGCTTGCAATAGCGGCGAATATCTCCTAGTCCGCTTACAGGTACGGCAGATTCTCGCTCCGTTGGTCCAGATGGTGTTTTCACTGTCGTATTCGTGTCCGTGGGTGCAGTGTGTTCTCCGGGCCTGCCTGATGCCTCGGGAGACACCCGGAAGTCCCAGCCGGTATCGCGCTTTTTGAACTGTCGCGTAAGGACGACCGAGTGCTTCGGCCATCTCCCCAAGCGTCATGTCGGTTTTGGACAGGATGTCCAATGCGTCGACGGCCCAGTCTCGGCGGTTCACTTCGCCAATTCCCGAAATCTCGATTTGACCGCTTCTGCCGCAATAGATTCCACGGTGTTGCCGTGCTTCTCAGCGATCTTCTGATATCGCCTGTAGGCGATGCTGCCGACCTCAATGTGGATGAAAGCGGGCGGTGCTGGCGGCTTGCGCAGATGCTCGCGGACCACTGTCATGGACGCGTCGCTGGCCGGTACGCCATTGCGCCGCTGACGGTCCAACGATTCGGCACGGTCCCGTCCTACTCCCTTGACGGCGCGGGCCACCTGTTCGTAATCATAGCCTTCGGCTAATAGCTGATAGACGACATGAGGACGCACTTCCATTGCAAGAGTTACGCCTTCAAGTTGAGCCGCCCACGCTTCGGCAAACGACTCATAGCCGAGCGGTGTCCATGCCTGCGTCTCGATGATTTCTTCGATCACCCTGCCTGCATTAACGAAGTGGCTGCGGAGGCTATGCCATAACGAAAGCGCTCGCTTAGCGCTCAGCTTTGTCGCAGTAGTCGAGGTCACTGGCCGGCCTCCGTCAATTCCGTTGCGGTCTCGATCACTTCGCCATCGGTGTACGGCTCGGCATCGATGATCGGCACGTCGAGCTCGCGGTCGCGGTAAAGCTCGGAGCCGAGATGCTCATCGACCTTCTCGGCTAGGTGCAGGCGGGTTGACTTCGGTGCCAGCTTCAACACCTGTTTCAGCGCCGTCTTGCGCTCCATCCAGTGCTGCGGGTCGGGGATATCCCCGGACGATCCGACCTTGCCGCGCCGCAGCTTCGCAATCTCTCCGGGCGTGAACACGTCCCAAATCTTCTGCCCGCCCTTGAGCCCGATGATGGCGTAGTAGGCCACCGGCTCGCCGCGATCACCTTGCGCCGGGGTGTGTTCCAGCACAGGGTTCAGGCCCTTGACGTAGCGGAACTGGTCGTTGGCGCCCACCCACTGCGCGTCGATCGATGCCGCGTGTTCGGACTGCCAGAACAGCTTGACGATGCCCTGGTAGCCGATGATCAGCTGGCACTCGTTGCGGTAGGGCACTAGATATGCCTCGCCGCTCACTCCGGGCTCCAGGCCGAGCGCTGAGGCTGTCAGGAGCGCACCCGCGAAGGACTGCTGGGTGCAGTCGGCCAGCTTGGGATTCTTGCGAATCTCGGTGAGCACCAACCGGGCAACCCGGTCGGCATCCATCCCCTTCGGCAGCGCCCGAGCAATTTCGGGTGTCAGCGCTTTGATGAGCTCATGGGTCGAGCCGGTCTTCGGCTTAGCGAGTTGACGGTATTCGGACATGTGGGCTGTTCCTCTCAATCGGTTTCAAACTAGGTCGGCGATGGTGGGCTGGTGCTCACCAGTGATCGCCCATGACGGCAGGCTGATCGACACAATGTCGTCAGTGCCGGGATAGCTCGGCCATTCGTCACGCTCGATGCAACGGGCGTAGAGGTCGATGGCCCAGCGGTTGCGCTTCCGTCCCTCGGCAATGGCTTCGGCATCGAACTCCAAAACCGATACGAGATACGGCGGTTCCTTCTCCTGCGCAACGAGCACGAATGCCGCATCGTCACCCAGGCCCGCCAGCGCAGCCACGTCGATGTACCACGCGCCCTGCATGTGGTATCCGTAATCGGCTGCCTTGCGGGCGAAGTCATCCGGGCGGGCAGTGACGGTCGTCTTGTAATCGACCAGCACCAGCCGGTTGTCGATGAAATGCCAGTCGGGCCGAGCTCGAAGCCGAATCCCGGTGACAGGATCGGTGGCGTAGATCGAGACTTCGGCGCGTCCGTCCTCCTGGAACAAAGGGCCGGCCATCGGGTGAACCAGTACCCGAGCAGCCATCGCGGTCGCCTTAGCGAAGTCATCGACATGCACGGGCAGACGGCCACTTTCACGCGCTTCGGCTTCGGCTGCCTTCCACGTCGCTGTCGAGCGAGGGCTCGCGGCCACCGACCCGTCCTTGGTCAAGCCATGAATCTCGGGATCGAGCACCGTGAACTCGGCACCCTTGCCGAGCACCAGCGCGTGGGCCAGCGTGCCGAAGTCGAACACCCGACTCGGCTTCGGTGGGCAGTCCATGCGCTCCTTGAACTTCGCAGGGCAGCCCGGTGGCAGCAGCAGCCGAGCGCCCGAGCTCGATAGGCTCGATCGGTCGGAGTGGTACTCGATATCGCTGAGGTCATCGATGATTGCTTCGGTCATGCGGGCTGTTTCTTTCTGCTAGGCCAGTTGATATGTAGGGCGGTTGCAGGCGCGAACCACGCCCACTCACGCCCGCCGTGGTTGCGCCACCATTCCTCGCGTTGCGCTCCGGAGCCGCGCAGCCATCCGTGGATGCGGAACTCGGGCACACGCCCTGTGACATGGATGAACACCTTCGACGGGTCGTCGTCCTTGCGAACGATTAGGTCGTAGGTGTGCTTCGACCGGGTGCGTATCTCGACCGGCCCGAGGTCGGGAATCGATTTGAAAGTGTCAACCGATCCGTCCCAATACATTCCGAGGAACTTCGCCACGGCGAGCTCCCCGCACGCGCCCTCGACATGCACGCGCCAGCCGTCCTCCGGGTTGATGCCGTGGCGGTCCCTGAGTCCAGCCTTGAGAGCCGACAGCTGACGGCGCAGTCCGACCGATGCCGCCATGTCCACTTCGTGCGGGAGCAGACGAATGGTGTCACTCATCGTCAGCGCTCGTTCCGCAGTCCGGGCAGTATTTCGTGCCGTTCCATCGGCTATGGCCGCAGTTGACGGCCCGCTCAAATTCGGACAGGTGTGACGCTTCGCGCCGCCACTCGTCGTGCTCCCATTCGTAGGCCATCAGACTCGTATCCAGCCCTGCTCAAGAAGCCGCTCAGCCTGTCGTAGTACCGAGGCCCGGAGCCAGTCGGTTGCCGATTCCCAGGTCCGTTCCTCGGCATCACTGAGCGTCGAGTACAGATCGCGTGCCAGCTTGACGGCCTGTTCCTCTTCGGCTTCGACATGCTCGGCTTCGGTGCGGAGCTCCTTGGCGCTCCACTCGATATCGATGGGACTGCCGTAGCCCTGCCGAGCAG